GTACACGGGCGGGTGTGACTGCACGCACCGTCGCCGGATCGACCACCGGCGCTTGATCGGAGGCACGATGCTCGCGGTGGAGACGGACGAGTTCGCGCACCGGCGTGGGTACGACGCGGCCGACGAGGAGCTCCGGTACGACGACGTGTTCATGGTGTTTGGTGGGAAGTGGATCTGGATCCGGTTTAACCCGGACGGCGGTGGTGCGGCGGTGGATTTTGAAGACAAGCTTGAGGTGTTGCGCGCGGAGATCGAGGACGCGATCGCCACGATCGACGCCGGTTTGAACGAAGAACTAGTGTCGATCGTGAAGCTGTTTTATTGAACGTGAATGCAAGTTTAAAAGTTAGCTCTACTTGATAGGTCCGAGGTGACGTCGTGGAGTTTATTGAGACACATTATCAAAATTGAGGCGCAATCTAGCATGCACATTAACTAAGTTGATGCGTGCGTGTGAGCTTCGGGGCGGCGAAGTTTCAGGGTCTTGGTCATTTTCATCATCACTCGCGTAGTGTTCGGGTTGACGCAGAAGCACGGCAGGTAACACGCGACGAGTATCCGGGGTCGGTGGCGTATTTGGAGCTGAGGTTGACACAGTCATATTATGAACGCTTGCAACCCAGTCCAGTCGAAGAGTTGGAAGGGGGGTTGAAGGCGTTGAAGGTGATGGAACGGGACGGCGACGAGGAGCATCGGGTGCATTGACGGTCCTCGTTGGCTGAACAACTGGAGTAGCTCGATTAAGAGTAATCGAAGTAATCATCCGGCTTCGAGGAGCGGGAGATGAGAACGGCGTGTCACGTTCGGTGGTTCTCTGGGCGCCGGAGTTCATTGTAGCAAAAGAAAGTGAATGAGAAATGAAAGGATGTGAGTGGTCGTGTTTTGATTCGTCAAAATTTAGCCCAATCAAGAGTTTTCGTGTAACGTTTACGTGGGGCCAACACAGCGCGGCGCAAGTCGAGAGCCACAACACATACATTCTGACCGCGCCGCGCTGACGCGTCGTTGCACTCCATACATTTAAGGTTTTTTTTCTATCACTACCGACTTGGTTAAAAATTGGTTTAAACGAATTGAGGTAAGTTTACGCGTCACTTAGCGAGCGACGAGCTTTTGGACAACATGAATAAAGTAACGGATAAGTTTAGAAATAAAACAACTATAATAAGTGTCATGGTTTTATGCCGTTAAATTATTATATTGGATCTATCGCAAACACATCTGCCCGAGACAAATGGAGATCATCGTTCACCCACGTCCTCGTCGTCAAACAGAAACGCGCCGACGTCGCACACGGTTGACATGAAGAACAGGGTCTCGAAACAACAATGGGACGTGGTTATCGGGCTAAACACGGAAGTACAACATCTACACAACTTTTTCATTGAGAACGGCGTTTTCCACTAGCAGCTAAAAGCCCCAAAAAGCGTCGGATCGTTTGTTTACAGATCGATAGCCACACCCGCGTTGTCCGCCAAGTGGATCCGTGCGTGCGCGCGTGTGTGACGGTGTCACCTCGGTGACTCGTTGTTTAATTGTGTACGCGCGCGTGAAGCCACTTACTACTCGTCGTGAGCGTAGTTTTCGGGGTAGACCCGCGAGCCGCCGACCCAGCGACGCCACACCCACGTGGACCCCGTGATGTGTGACACCGTCCGATCGTCGCTCCCGTCGCTTTCTTTTCGTTGGTGGTTACACCGCCGTAACGCGCGAACGTCGGCGTCCAGCACGAGTAGCATGACGCGCAACTCTTCGGCGGATGCCGAACACTCTTGTCGCCACGCCTTCTGCTCGGCCCTCATCACCATTAAGTGGTGCGTTACTTCGCGGTGATACTCACGCGATAAAATAAAGTTGTACATGTCACGTTCCGCGACGACGCGTGCGAAGTTCAAGTCCATACACAAATTGACGTGCGCGCCACCCTGATCCTTTTTATGAAAAAGTGACGAGATGACGCGTAAAAACAAGCGTGTGTTTTTAACACCTTGCGACAACTGCAGCGGCGAGCGTTGGCTTTTCAACCACATTTTTTTTTACTTTTTTTAGTCGCCCAGCTCACCACCCGCGGCGCGCGTCAGAGGCCCCTCGCCGCGTGAAGACTTTGGTTACGTGGTGAGGTTCCGACTCTAGCCGTGCTCGATCGTGTCGGTAGCCACCAGTCTAATCACCGTCAACGGCGATCCCGCGGTACCTCCCCCGTACGTGCCGCTACTTCCGGGTTTTCGGTCTATGATACACGCCAGCGCCTGACGTTCCACGATTTCTCTCTCATCTGCATTTCCTGAAACTGGGTGAACAAACACCACGGTGTCTACGTTGTGCAGTTTTAAACCAAACGTTTTGAACAACGGTAAAAAAAGAACACGGGTGGGGGAGCACGGAGGGGGTGGCGAGGGCGACGGAGACGGCGACGTGGGGGGACACACCGGTACCCCGGCCGCCGCGCGGTGTCGCCCGCCCGCGCGCGCGCGAACTACGGGCCCGCCCTCAATAACTTCACGCGCGTCAGAACCGACGGCACCCGCACCCCCCACCAACGGCGACGCTACCGGATTTTTCCAGGGCCAGCTGGTGAGCGCGGTGACGCACGGCTGCGTGCGCGACGGACACAGCTTTGGCTCCACTCCGGCCGCCTGTTTCACCTTGAGCTGCGCGTGCAACCCGCGTAACACGCGGGGACACTCGGTCATCACCACGGTGGTGCTTCCCGGCCGCGCCGCAACGATCTTCTCTAAGCTCACGAACTTGGACGGCACCGGAAACGATTGATCCAGCACCCAGAACACTTCTGCCGGCTCGAGTAACCAGCGACACGTGGGACACGGCGCGAGCAGCTCCGGCGGCTGATCGTCTTCGTCGTCCTCCATGTTTGAATGAAATAGGTCGATCACACACACGTGACACAGCATGTGTCCACACACAAAGATCACGTCACATACGTTTACCAGGCAGATCGCACACACCGTTGGTGTCAGCTCGTTTTTTGAGAGCTGCGTCGACGTCTTGACAAAGTACTCGCGTCGTTCACCGATCTCGGTTGTCAGCGCCTCGAAAAAGGTGGTCAACTCCACGTGATCCGACTCGGTTACGGCCGGCCGTGTCGTCGCCGTCGCGGGCCGTTGTGGTGGTGGGGGCGGAGGGGGCGGTGGCGACGGTGGCGACGGTGTGGCCCGCGGCGGTTCACCCGACGTCGGTGACGCCAGTCGTACAACTGCCGAGGCCGCCGGACGCACTACGCGCGTTCGGGTGCCCGCGGCGGTGTTTTCGGCACCGACCTCGTCGTCGTCTGGTACGGTCACCCAAGAACTCGCGGTCTCTTCCGCGTCTTCCCCGTTGCCGTATACGCCCGCCGCCTCGTCCGTGCTCGTCGTTGTCGTCGTCGTCGTCGTCGAGCCGTCGTCTGGCACGTAGTCGCTGTCGCCGTCTCCAACGCCCGCGTCGCCGCCGTCGCCGTCGTCGCCGTCGTCGGATACCTCGGCGTTGCGTATTTCTTCTTCGGTTAAAATAAGAGAACGATTGATCGCCTCGACCCCGAGAGGTACAACTTCTGCCCAGTGGGCCACGGTTGTCATGTACTTGTTCATGAACGACAGATCTCCGACACACACGCCCCGTAGAGACGACGGCGACGCGTCCAGGTGAACCAGCGTGTCGTACACCTGCTGCTCGTGCGAGCTCAGTTCGCCGAACACCGTGCGATCGAGCCACACCACCGGAGTCGTGTCGTCCAGCGCCGGCGCCGCGTAGATACACGATGAAAAGCTGTCAACTTTGACGACGCCGCGGCATAAACACAGCGCCGAGTTACGCCCCCGGGAGCCGCACAACACTTCGATCAGCGACACGACCATCGCGCTGTCCGCGGGTGACGAGAGCGACACGCCTCCCTGAAGGCCCCACCACAGCTCGGTGTGGAACGCCGGGAAATCTTTCACGGCCGCTCGCGAGAAAAACACGTCCCGGGGCGCGCCGGCGCTACACGTCGCCGCCGCGGGCGAGACGACTTCGGGGTGACACGGTTTTCGAGTGACGTACTCCGCGAAAAAAAGGAGCACCTCATCCACCACGATCCGCGCCCAGTAGAACCAGTTCAAATTGAAACCTGACCCGTCGCCACGGGTCTCCTCGCCGCAGTCCACGTTCGGGTTTACGTCGCTGCCGCCGTACTTTAGCACCCGCGCGCGAATCTTACCGCGCACCTCGTCCTCTCGCGTCAGGAAATCCATGAAGCACGAGTGACTCACGATCACCACCGACGCGGCCTGGACTCGTTCACGCGTACACAGCCGTAACGTGCGCTTGTTGTACACGCACACCAGCTTCGGGTCGTGTTCGAAGTACTTGATCCACTGGTCCACGAGTGTACCCGGCACCACGAGCAGCGTCGCGGTGACGCGCGCACGAACTTGACAGCACCGCGCGAGGTACCGGGACGCGGGTGGTGCGTCGACGGGGTAAGCGCTATCGCGTAAACCGGGCGCGGCGGCGGTCGTCGTCCCTCCACCTCCCCCTCCCCCTCTAACCAAAGCCTCCCGGTCCGCCGCCGTCACTTCGAGCGTGCCACCGGGCACCCCGCGTCGCCCGTACACCAGTTGCTGCACAACCAGGCTTTTCCCCGCGTTGCGATCACCCAGGATCAGACCACCGTTCACGTGGATCGGGAGTACACCGCCGCTCGGCTCGCACACCGCGTGTCTCTCGATAAACACAAACTGTTCGGTACAGAGCACAACGGTCGTACCCGGAATCGTCAGCAGCGTGTCGTACCTGATCTGCAGGTCGCCGGTCCGAACACGCGTCTCCAAACCACTCATCCACGCCAGCATCTCGTCTTGTCGTTGTGAGGACGACGACGACGACGACGACGACGACGACGACACCCTCGACGACGACGACGACGGGACTGCTTCTCGTTCCGTGTCCTGTGTCGCGCGCGTCGCGCGTCGTCCACGGCGGCGGTGCGGTGATGACGTAGAGTTATCCCTTTTTCGTTTTTTGGTGCCTTCGTGGCCGGGTGCCGCGAAATCACTCACGGCTGCATCGCACTCTTTTTCCGCTGCCGCCGCCGCCGCCGCCGCCGCCGCTAACTCTTGTTTTTTAAATAGCTGGTGCCGACCACACGCATCTCGGAACAGTAACGTTACGTGACGTTCACCCGTGACCCAGTGCCGCTCGTTCCACTGGTCTTGAAAAACGGCGGACCGGACGTGCACGTCCAGGACCACACCGACTAAGCGATCACGTTCCCCGTCACCATCCGACGGCTCCCGCCCTTCGTCGTGTGCGTCTTGCTCTGACTCCTTCTTACACCACAGCACAAAACGAAACGGTGTGACTCGGTGAAGCAGCGGGATCACGTAGACCGCGAGCCACGACAACGTCGTCGACGAGGCCGACGCGTCACGTTCATGTGTCTGCCCCGTCTCTTGGTCTTGTAACGCGATTCGACCGGGACCACCCGTTCCGGGCTGCACCTCGAACCCACGGCTCGGTGCTGCCTGTCTCGTGATCGCCAGGTACTCGGTGTCGTCCAACTTGGTCTTAACACAACACGTCGTCAGCAAAATCGAAGCGACGTAACCCGTCATCTCTTGTTTCTCACGTACCTCGATCTTTTCTTTTTTTTCTGGCTACGCTTTTTAACTTTAAACGTCGACGCTAGATCACACACCGGCGGGTGGCGGGTAAAAGTTTTTCGAGTTGGATCCCGAGAACAAAACAGAGGTAAAATTGATTTAGACTAAAAGCGGTACTAAATCCTACTTGAAATCGTTTCAAACTCCAGACGATTTAACCTTTTAATCATCGCTAAAAAATTTAGTGTTTCATCAAAACTTCGATCCAATTTCGGAGAGCAGCCGATCGCAAACGGCACGCCGATGACATTCGCGCCGCTGACACTCGTCTTGCGGCCTTCAGGGTTGTGGATAATCGACTGAATTTTCAGATGAGCCGCAATCACGTCGCGGAAATGTGGTAACAAAAACACGTCGTCTTGAAAATCCAGATCGATCGCGGGCATCACGGTGTGACCCTGTGTCGCAAAGCTAGGGCCACTATCAGCTCCTAAGTTGACGTTCTTGGCCGCGTCTAATCGATTCCAATGCTCCCACGGAACTTCGAATTTACAGCCCACGCCCACCCACTGGCTCTCCCAGTTTTCGCCGCTGAACCCCAGTCGATGCGCCGTTGGATACGTAGCAAATGTCACGTTGCAGTCTCCGACAAGTACACGAATAACTGTACATGAGCTTGAAGACTGTTTTTTGATAAAGGCGTGAACTAAAAGAATGTACTCGACGGGTGCGACCGTGTCTCCTCGTTTAACACGCTGTGCCTCGTTGTAGATTCGATCGGCGTGGCGACTCATAAGTTGCTGTATCTTCTCGTCGATCAAATTTTCGTGCTTTAGCCTGAACACGTCGCGCCGCACTTGTTCGGCAAAAGCACTGGCTTCGGCCTCTGCCGTCTCCGCCGACTTTAACCGTGCGGCCAAGGCCCCGGGCTCAACGCGTCCGAGCGGTGCGGGCGGTTCTTGAGGTTGACACAGGGCCAAAGAGTCTTCGGGTCGGTCAGTCGTGCGCGCCCGTTTTGGTAGGCGTTGTCCATGAAAGGTCTCAAAAGCCTCGCGTTGTCGGCTCCGTGAATCTTCTAGCGCGAGTCGCGCTCTGTTAACCCGAACATCGGTTGCAGCCTGCTGTGCGTCGTAAACCTGCTGTGCCTGTTGAGCGCGTTTAGCTTCGTCTTGGCTTTTCCCGTTCTCATCCACGGCTCGTGTGTCGTGGCGCTCCTCTGAGGTGTCTCGTAGACGACTGACCTCTTGTAGACGCGCGGCTCGTCGAACCCGGAAAACTTCCAAAACAGCACGCGCTTCTTCAACCCGTTGCACACGCTGTGCCTCACGATGATCATCGTGTGCGTCCGGCACCGTGTCACTACACGACCCAAGCGGAACGATCTTGGCTTCAAAGGAACTTCGATCGCGCTTACCTGCGATGTTTCCCATGAATGTTTTTTTATGAGACGACAACGTGAACGAATGGCTCCGGTCGTTCGTGGCTTTGATTGGTGGCGAATCCGACCAATCGTTAAAGGTGTGGTGACGTTGTGCTCCGGATAATTGAGACACGTGGGGGGGCGCCGTAAAAACACGCAAACGTTTCACCCGAGTAACCGTTTTGACTCAAAACGGTTTAAACTGATTTTCCCGGTTACGCGGCAATCCCAGCCGGGCGCGTTGTGTTTTAAGTGACACGGAATAACCTTACCTTAATAAAACCCAGGTGGTTGTCGCGGTTAAGAGCTTGGTGCAAACAAGTAACCGAAGTAGAAAAAAATGGTAGCGATAACTTAATTTATTTTAATTCAATCAAGTACGACCGAGACTGAAAATCTCGAAACCTGGGTGGTAGTGCGTGTCCTCCGGCTCCGCGTCGCTTGCGCAGTCACCTGGACCCGGTGTGACTGTGGCTCTTGCGTGTTCTCCACGACACGTTCCGCCCACACAGACGACACTGACGACACCCACCGCGAACCGTACGCGCGGTGCTCTGGCGCGGCGGCTTGGACTTGGACTATTTGGACATCGTCGTCGCTCTGGTCGTCGTCGTCGTCCGTTTCAGTCCCGGTACGGAGTCGTTCTGGAACAGACTCCTCCTCCGTAAACCCGTCTTCACCTGAAACAAGGTCGTACGGTGAACCAAAAACAGAGAGTTGTCGCGCGAGTTGTTCGTCCTCGTTGATCTGCTCTTGTACTTGGGCACGCGTGCGTTCCGTCTGGCGCTTCTTATTTTCTGGCGGGACGACGCGGTCGAGTGGAGCGCGACACACCGGGCACTTTTTGTTCTCCACACGAACAAGACACGGGCGACACACTTGAGGAGGGTGGGCACACCCGGTGCCCGCGGACTGTGTGTCCACACACTCCGCGGGTTCGTAACACACGACACACACCGTTAAGCTTGGTGTCGGGCTTGGTGTCACGCGGACCCGTGGCCCGACGACGCCTAAACGTGAGCGGGAGCGGAGCGTGGTGCTCGCTTCCGGCTTGCTGGCCTTAACACTTGTTGAGGTTGAGCGGACACATCTCCTGACACTTACCATTCGTTTAGTTTTCTGATGAACAATGATTTCTTCGAGCCCACGCCGCCACCACCCAAAACCGCGAACCAATCACGGTGTGACTTTGAGGTGGTTGCCCAACCAAACGTCTCGGCCAACCAGATGATCGCGTACTGAAATTCTATTGTGGGCGTGTGACACGCCGAGTCCACGGGAAACAAAAGTGGGTACGGGTAACGGACCGGGCCGCGCGGGCCACCGGAGATTTTTTAATGATAGAAAGTTATACGTGAATCGGTGGTGTTGTATCTAATGCCGGCGTTAGTCGCGACACCAAAGTACGCGATAATCACGAACCGGCGGCCACCAACAGGTCGATTGTTCAGATTAACGAAAAGGCCATTAAACCTAAAAGTGCCCGCGTCATTCCGTTTCAGCCACGGCAGTTGGTCCCACCCGTTGTTGGCTTTATTGTCGTTAGGCAATCCGTCCGGTAGAAATTTCGACGGAGTGTAATTTAAATTTCGAAGCGGAGTTGTGATCCGTGGATCGCGAATCATGTTGTACGCGGCTCCGTTGTGGTCGTCCATTGTCGCCGGAGAATAGTTTCCGATACCGTCCCCTCCGGTAATAAATCTGCTCCGATTCATTATGGTCGAAAAACTGCTGCGGTACTCGGCGTTTCGTTCCATCTCGTCCACGTCTATGATCATTGCACCAAACGAAAACACACCGTCACCGTTACCCTTCAAACCTTGTACGTTATACGACAGATCGACACTAAACGCGCGGGTCGCCGGTGACGTGGTGAAGACGCCGATATTATCCACGGTGCCCGGCACTCCGTTGATAGGGGCAAACGCGTGTACGATTGCTGAATGGTCTCGGTGACCCTTCTGAGTTTGAAATTGGCGAACCGAATAAAAATTTAACGATCGGGAGTTACACGTTTCTCCACTGTACCCCACATAGCACGCGCAAGTACCAGAGCCGTCTGCCGCGTTTGGAATTAAAGTTCCGTGCCCGTAACAGTACTCGGCATTGTACACCGGGGGTGGTATGGGCGGCGGCACCGGCACGTCGCAAAAGGCGTCACACTCAGCCCAGGGGTGTGCGTCATCGTATTTTGAATCGTTAGGTACAGGTTCGCATATCCTCGACGTTGCGTTGCACCGCGCCAACGATGTTGCACACGTCGAACCGACGCCGCTACAATCGCGCCCGTACATACCTCCGGTTTCCATCAATTCACACGTGTTATTGGCGCCACAGCCGTACGGGCCCTCCGACGGCGGTCCCGGATCAGGGCCGGGTCCAGGTCCGGGTCCGGGGTCGGGTCCCGGTGGATCAAACGGGTTGACGGCGCAAAGTGTCGGGTTTGTCGATCTGTTGGGGATCATCCCCCATTCGCAACAACACTCTTGATCCTCCATCATGTACGCGGCTTGAGGCTGATCACAAACTGCTTTTCGGTTAATGTACGAGTTCGCGATACACTCGTTGGCGGGCTTCGTAACGATACACGCGGACGGGTTTAACGCCTTATCCGGAAGGGCCCCATGGTTGCAACAACACGGGCGGTCTCCGGTAACGTACTGCGCGTTCGTGTTGGCGCAATTGATACCGTTGTTAAAGTAAGAGCCGGGGAGACACTGAGCGGTTTTAGGAGGTACTATCGCACGCGTCGACTGTAAACGAGAAGTGCTTCGATACGGGTTACAAGGTCGGTGCATATTTTTTCCAGTGCTGCGGTTGTGTGTGTGTGTGTGTGTGTTTGTAGTATCTCCAGATAATAAATTTGGTGTCGTGTGGTCTAACGAGTTTATACAGTGTTTTCCGTGGAAATCTAAAAAAAAAAGGTTACCAAACGAGTAAAACGCGTCGTCCGCGTCGTCGTTCGTACCGCGCGTCTAAAAAAAAATAGTTACGTTTCGAGTCCTAACCGAGTCTAAGACGCGACATGAAGATCAAGATCAAAAAGTTTGACGCCACGACGATCAAGAAAGATGCCGTGGTGCTGCTCATCGGCAAGCGCGGCAGCGGAAAAACCACGCTGATGAAGGACATCATGTTTAACATGAAGGACAAGTTGGACTTTGGCATCGCGATGAGTCCGACGGAAGAAACGACCGCTAGTTTGGGGAGCTTCTTGCCGCCCTCGTGTATCTACAACACGTTCTCCAGCACCGCACTCGACACGATGCTTGAGCACCAGCGGGTCCAGATCAAAAAAGGACACAACCGAAACGTTTTCCTGCTGCTCGACGACTGCATGTACGACAAGAAGGTCATGGCGGGCACCAACACGCGCGAACTCTTCATGAACGGCCGTCACCGCAAGATCTTCTTCATGAACTCGGTGCAGTACATGATGGACATGCCGGCCGCGCTGCGCTCCCAAGTAGATTACGTGTTCGCGCTCAAGGAGAACATCATCAGCAGTCGCGAGAAGCTGTGGAAGTACTTTTTCGGTATGTTCCAGGACTTTAGGGACTTTAACAAGGTGATGAACTCGTGTACGCAGGGCTACGAGTGCATCGTCGTCGACAACACGGTGCGCAGTAACGACTTGTCCGACTGTATCTACTGGTACCAGGCCAACGTCAGCCTCCCGCCCTTCCGCATGGGCGCCGACGTGTTCTGGCGCCTGGACTCAAACTACTACGACGACCACGTAGACCAGCAAGACGATGACGCCGAAGCTGACACCAGCACCAAGACTTCCAAACGAAACAAAAAGGTAGTCGTGGAAAAACAGGACAAGTACGGGCTACCGATCGTTATCTAAAGGGTGTCGCCCCCGTGCCGCGCCCGGTGGTGTGGGGCGTTGTCCGTTAAAAATTAATCTATCCAGGACCTGCTGTCGCCCCCACCTTCCCGCCCGTGCCCACGTCTCGTACGCTTCGATTAGGGCCACCGCGCCGGTCACGTAACGCACCGCAGTTTTTTTAAACGACTCCAGTTTCCGTAAAATCATAACGCCGTGGCACCATGTTCAAGACAGCGACGACGACGAAACATCGATCAACCGGTGGGGTCGCGAGTGCCGCCGCCACCGCCCGCCGCCGCACCAAAGAAAACAACGACGAGTTACCCGTGACGACGACGACGACGACGACACCGAGCGGACCGACGGAGCCGGTGGTGGCGCGCACCTCTCAGGGTTACCAGTGTGCACAGTGCGGCAAAGTTCATCAACTTAACATGCAGGACTGTGTACGCTGCGTCACGTGTGGTTACCGGATCATGTATAAACTACGCAACAACACGCTAAAGAACTGCCACGTGGCTCGATAAAAACTGAACACAACACAAAAGGCGGCGGCGACGCGACGGACTCCCTTGAACCTTTTAGCGCCACGCCACCTAGGGGTGCGCGCGACGTGCGTGTCGCTTAAAATAAACCACTAAAACAACGTATTTACGGCGTTTATTGTTTTTACTACGCACTATACTCGTCAAACTATTTGTCGTCGTTGATGTGGAGCCGCTTGATCCGCGTGATCTTCACACCGTCCACGTCGATTTCTTCCAGCTTGATATTTTGCATGATCTCCAACAGGTCCTTCTCCTGCGTTTTCAGCGTTTTACGTAACGCCGTGATCTTGGACGCCAAGTCTTTGATCTGCCGGTTCAAGTCCACGTACGCGGCGCAACGGTCCGCGAGCACTTCGTTGTCGGGCGCCGCCGCCGCCGCCGCCGCCGACCCCGAACCCGACGCGTCGCCCCCTTCCGCCTCCGCCGCACCCGAGTCGTCGCTGCTTCCGTCGTCCACGCGCAGACCCTCGCCGTCGCCGTCGCGACGCGAGCTGCCACCGCCACCACTCAACGACGCTTGATTTTTACGGACACGCTTTGCTTCACGGGGTGGCATCTTCCGCGCTGTGTTAATTTACGGTAAAGTGAGAGTTTTCACACACCCCCGCGCGAACCCTCCGCCGACGTCGCGCGCACCGCCACTTCAACCAATTTTTTTTTGTTGAAGCTACACTTTTTATTTGGCGGGTCACCACGGCCACCACGGCCACCACGGCCACCACGCGCGACGACGGCCACCACGCGCGACGACGGCCACCACGCGCGACGACGGCGCCGTCCCCCTCCTCCTCCGCACCCCGTAAACCGCTAAAAGCCCTAAACGTACGCACAGCTTACCGCGACGCCGTCCTGGACTCTAAATGGCTTACCACACCCGTAGATCAATCCCAGGGCCAGGAGACGCTCACACTCTGTCTGCGGCGCGTGCGGGTCGACCTGGGTGTGGTTCTCGCGGTACGCGGCGTGTCGAAAAATACCACAGTTGACGGCTTCAACCACCACGGGATCTTGACAGTGGGGGCACGTTACGACAAAACTCATTGTGTGGGATCTTGACGGCTCGCTACCATTAATCCACACTTTTGTTACTTCTTTCGTCGCAACCTAGTTATAGACTTGCAACATTGCTTTTACACAATGTAGGTGGGTAGTCACAACGCCCCTGGACAAGCCAAGAGCTCTTAGGAATTAATGCTTGGTTATCGCATTTTTAATTTTTCACGTGTCCGGATTCGAACCCGTGAGCAGCGTACCCCTAAAGCACTTCTTTTACCGGTGGAGCTGCACGCCACTGTCCTATTGTTTACATTTTATAACACTATTTAAGGTACTTGTAAATGTAGCAAAAGTTGAAAAAACGGTAACGGTCGTGGTCACGCGTGTTTCTCTTTACACTTCTTTACTTTGGTGAGAACGTGCGATCAGCCCGAAACCTTACCACGGGATGACGGGGGCTGGTAGCAGGTTGTTCGTCGGTAAATGATTTTTGTTTATTTGTGAGCGACCGCAAGTACCACGAGTACGAGCAGAGATAGAAACACGAGTGTCACCGAGACGCCGAGCACGACGCGGCGGTGACGTACGCCGCGGAGGCGGTCCTCGGTGGGCCACGTCGACGCACCGCAACGCGTTGGCGCGTCGTCGGCGCACCCGGACGCGTGATCGTCGTAATCTCGTCGTGATGCGTTGAGTCGACGAGGTACGGTCTCTCGCGAGCCCGAGGCGGCGCCCTTGTTCTTGGTTTTTTTGCGCTCCGTGAGCTGTACTTGCGCCAGGTACTTTGTCTTCAGCTCGCGTGCCACCGCGTAGTCGGCGTTGACGATCACGCTTCGCTCGACGGTGCCGTTACTTGGAAGACGGGGGCCACACTCGAACGGCGCCGTCACGCAGACCCCGGTGTACGTGCACCGGATCGGCCGGTCGGACGGGCACTCCGGCATCCGACGTACGTGCCCGACATTTGTAGACGAGAGTGGCGGCAGCGTAAACTCGTACATCGTGTGCACGTCGGGCAGCTTCACAAAACTACCGGCGTTAAGCGCCGTGACACTCTCGATGTTAATCTCGTACCCCACCAGCGAGCACATCTGCTGGTCCAGATCCGCCGCGCGGCGTCCGAGTGCCCCGATCACGTTGGGGTGCACCTTGGGTAAGCCGGCCACCACGTTGGACTCCAGCGCCGCCGCGTTAGTGCCGCGGATCATCATAAAGTAGCCGTTGTGTCCGTAGTCGTTGAGCCCCGCCGCGTCTCCCGACGTGTTGGACGCACCCCACGAGTTCGCGATGATCCAGAACGCCACCCCGCTCTCCTCCCCCCACCCCACGATCTGCACCGCGTGGTTCCCGATCACCGCGTTTTCTTCGTCGTCGGCCGGCTTTGGGGTGTAGATGCGAAGCGTACCTTGCAGCGTATTTTCCAGTAAACCTTGCCAGTACACCAAAAAGTCGTGGCACACCTGGAACCCTGTGGCCACCGGTCCGTTACTCCAGATCTCTTGCCGGATATTGGCTTCACTCCCGTTGTTTTGGTGGGCCGTGCCCGCGACGATGTACGACACCGCGGTGCGGTACACCCACGGCTGGTTGTCCTCCTCGTCATCTTCGTCGCCCGGACACGACACCAGGGGACACGTCACGCCGGTCCGGGTCACGGCGGCACCCGCCGCACCGCCGCCGCCGCCGCCGCCACCGGCGCGTGTCACGATTTCGATCTCACGGTTGCGCAGGTCGGTGTTCGTCTGGTTGGTGGGGTCCCACGATCCCAACGTGTCGTACGCCAGGCACCGCGCCTTGACGGTGCCGTTGAGTGTGAAGAACCAAAAGGCGTCGACCAGCGATCCGCCGGTGCACCCCGTGCTCGCACCGCCGGAGTCGGCGGCGGCCACCGAAAACGTGTCTCGTGTGCAGTACAGCAAGTACGCGGCGGACAGAGGTACCGCTTTTTGATTACGGAATAACGCGAATCGAGAGCTGAGCGACTGCGTCGACGCGATCGCCCAGCACGAGCCGCACGTTCCCTGGTTAATGATCGGACTGAGGTACTCCGCGAACTCTTCCCGGAAGTCGAACGCGGCGGGCGGGGAGATCAGCGGCACCGTGCTACACACAGAGTTGTTGGTCGGGATCGCGGCGAGTGTAACCACGTCGGCCACGCCCGTGAGGTACGGCGTCGAGATCAGGGTGGTCTCACTGAGCGGCGGCACCGAAAAACGCACCGTCGACCCCGCGGCGTTGCGGAACGTGAAAGACAACGGGGGCGCGGAAAGGCGGGGGGGTGGCCGCGGCGACGAGGACGACGACGACGACGACATTTGTGTTTCGTATTTAACGTGACGTCTGTTTTTTTACGCGCCGGTTTTGCGAAACGTAAAAACCAAAACCACGGTTATAGCTTTATTTTAAGCTCGTTAAAAGACAAAAACGATGTTACACACTTTCTCTTTCGACAACACCGCCGTAGACGACGCCCGGGCGTACGCCCCCCCGCCCGCGTGGACGTTGCGCGGCACCGGGGAACACCACAACCCGAGCGCGCCGTTTGGAGCGCGCGGCCACCGGACCGACCCGTCGTCGTCGTCGTCGTCACGTTCGGGGTGCGCGTACCGGCTGAGCCTCGCCACCGCGGCGAACTTCCCCGTTAAAACCTTACAGCTCACGACCAACCAGTACGTCCCCGCACCGTACGAAAAAGACAACTGTTCACCCTGTGTCTCTGAGCTCGACTGCCGGAGTCTCGACGAGTTTTGCAACGCACAGGGCTGCTGCGCCAAAGGTCAGTGTTCGACCGACGGCGACTGTGCGGCGATGTCGTTGTTGGACCGCTACTACACCGTGCCCGGCTTTGACTCAATCGGCTACGACCTCAACCCGCTTCACCCCCAAGACAACCAAAAGGTGTTACGCACCGCGTGCGACGTGAACCCGGACTGTGTGGCGTACACGTCCTACGGCATGTTGAAGCACACCGTCTCGCCCGTAACCGCGTGGATTCCCCAGCCGTCGATCCGCGGACTCGCACCCTGGATAATGTACATCAAGAAGACGGCGATCAACGAAAAGGACCCGCGCATCCGTATGACCACCGGCGTCCGTGAGTTCTGTCAACCACAAAACGACGTCGACGCACAGAGTTACCTCAACGGCCTCTGCCGACAATGCGTGACGTGCAGCGCCGACACCGACTGCCCCGACTCCACCGTGTGCGACACCACCAGCTCCTGCTGTGTCAACAACCCGTGTTACAGCGCAACGTCCGAGAACGGCAAGTGGGTCGACGGCCACTACTCCCGTGATCCACAGTGTGACTGCCCCGCCGACAAGCCGTACTGCTGCCTCGACAACTCACAGGACGTTCACTCCGCCTTTTGTTCAGACGTGCCCTGCACCGAGCGCCGCAAAGTGCGTGCCTGTTCGTACATCTGTGAGAGTGAAAACGGAAAGTACGACAGCGTGATGTGTTTGGCCAACCAACGGTGCTGCAACGCGTCCAAGGACCCCGCGGTCCCCGGGCCACCGACGTGCTGCGCCGCCGGGTCCGCCGGGTCCGCCGACCCGGCGCCCGCTCCTACGACGCTCCGCCCCACGTAGCTTACGGTTCCGTGGGCGAGTCTTTGTTTTTAACAAGTGTATGTAGAACAGCCACACGCCAGGTGTTGTACGCCAATCCTCCAACTACGATCACGAAGCTGATGACCGTCAAAATAAAGTTCAAGGTATCATACTTTGTCGTAGCCTTGATCTGCGCGACAACGTGTTCAAGCGTTAAGACCTCCGGTGTTGGATTTTTTGGCATCGGGAAGGTTACTGGCGTGGCTTCCCTTTGAATGTTGCGTCACCCCGTGACAACTTTACTTACTACACCCAATTTTTTATTTTTAACGTGAAAATCGACGTTGCCGCTTCCACGCGACGCCGCATCACTGAGCTTTAGCACCGCCAAAGTACGGAACGGCGAACCCGTGGTTGATCAGCTCTTGATTTACACTTTGCTGAAAGTCTGCCGTTAAATAGATCGTGCCAAGTAGGCGTCCGTACTTGTCCCACTTGCCACACTCGACCCACACCTTTTTGTTTAACAGTTTGGCTCGTAACCAGTCGCGCGCCTCCAGACCACGCACTTTTTCGTCGGCGTCACGCGTACGGATCTCGGCGGTGTCGATCCCCGTTAAGCGACACTTGTCTTTCCAGATTTTAGAGGCGAACCGGAACACCAACGTCACCGTGTCCCCGTCGTACACGTCGATCACCTTGGCGCGCATCATGTCGCCGTCAAGATTAAACCACGACGGTGACCCCGCCGCGTCCAAGTCTGAGTCCAACCGCGCCAAAGTGGCCTCGTCGACCAACTCGGGGTCTAAGATCCGCGAGTTCGGGTACAACGTAGCGGTCGAAGATGCCGCTGATTTGACCGTGTCCGTCGGGGCAGCTGACTCGGCCTCGCACGTCTCGCCCGTGCGGGGCACGTTCGCCGTGGAAAAGAACGTCCACAAACAAGACATTGTTACTGTTTTTTACCTTAAGACGCCTGTAATTTGTTTTACGCGACGGTTTTGTGGGGTCGAACGGATAACCGCACACCCGCGCCCCGACTGAATAAAAATCCGTGAATCGGTCACGACTCATCAAATACCACATTAAAATATCAGACTAAAGTAATAAAATGCCCCCTCGAAACCAACGACCAAACCAACGATCGAGCCGGAGCCGTGTGGTCAGGAGCCGGAGCCGTGTGGTCAAGAGCCGGAGCCGTCGGCACAGCCGTCCGCGCCGTCGTAGTTTTAAAGCACGCGCGTTACAGGGCGGGGCGCACAACTTTGATCTGGACACGATCTCGGACATTGTCTTGACGGCCACTTCCGACGACCCCCGCGAACGGCGGATCCTGATCGAGGAGCGCGTCACGGCGGAAGAACCGCGTCTCGACGCGCCACCACTTGTCGAGCAGCGAAACCTCGTCGCGTGGCAAGGACTCGACTTTTCAGTACTGTACCGGCTTTTTCGGTACACCTCAGACGTCACGGGGAATCACGCGGATATCGAACGATTTCTCAGTAACACCGACCCGTTGTCTTTCTGCTTCTTCTTCGCTATCTTAGAGACAACCCTTCATAATCTGTTGTTACAGTTCGACGTCGCGATCCGAGACGCCGCCGAAGAACCGCTGGACAAACTGCGACGGGCCGTGGCGGCGATGCGAATAATGCACACAGGACTGCTCAAGATCATCGGGTACATACAACACGCGCCGTTTACCGTGGACTACCGAGGTTTACAACGCGTCCGTCGCCAAGGCCGCGACATCTATGTCATGACACCAATGTTCGACGCCCGCGGCCTGGAGGAACTGCAAGAGGCGCACACACCGTCCCGACAAGTTCGCGCGCGCACCGCACGAGTCCGAGACGACTTCGAGCGAACCCAACGCGAGTGGCGGCAGACACCACCCGCGCTGCCGGACTTTAATTCCCTGTTCTGCGCGCCCGACCCTGACCTGCCAGACACTACCGCGGCCGACGCCCGTGATCCGGAACTCCAACAGCGGCGAAGAGACCGTCGAGCCGCGTTCCGCGACGCTTTAAATGTGGCCAACCAGACCATCACACAACGCCACCGCGTCCCCCGCACCGCAGTCCTGCTCAACTACACGCACGGCAGGTTCGTGCTGACAGAGGAGAAAGGATTCGCCACCTGGCAGGTCCCCCTCGAAAAAACCTTGATCATCGTCAGTATGGGGACACCCGGCTGCGTAAACATGTTTTACAATAAACATCCGGGTGCAGCCGAAGCACAAATAGTCACATTTGGACATGAACAACTGGGGTTAATCGTCGAATCTTCCGATACACCGATGAACCCAATGACCGTTGCCGAAAACCAGTTGATCCGAGTACGACTCGACGCTGAAAAACGAAAAATTTACGAAGAAGCGCGACAAGGTACACCGATAACGCTGTACAGCCAAAACACGGAAACGTTCCTTACGCACTGTACACCCACCCGGATCGCCTACTTCAGGGGCGGTGACCGCTGCCTCGAGAAATACTACACCCACGAACACGCAACCTCACAACAGAGTACCGACATGGAGTTGATCCACACGCGGTCCTTTCGCGAATCGCTTTCGCCTCCGATCCTGGGCGGCCGTGACAAAGCTTACTTTTGCCTCTCCGAAACGGTCCGCAACGTCTATCAACGAGGGTATGACCACGCTGTCTTGTTCGACCTGTCGTGTTCCATCGTCGTCGGCCGTTCCAATTACAACGAAGAGATGAAACCAGACGACGAAAGACGGCTGCGAGGGAACAAGAGGAGCTACCCGGTCAGACTGCCGTCGTACCAACCGCACGAAACCACACGACTAAGTCCCGCGGATTCGGCGCGCCGTGGCACAGGCTTGATGAAGTCTCTCTTAGCCGGGGGCGCGCCGAACGCACCATACAAAAACGGGACGATATAATACTTCGAGTTTATTCGCTACCACTGATCGATCGACCCCGCCGCCGTCACACCCTTAAAAATACGCAAAAGCCGCATCCGCTTTATTGTTGATAGTAGCCGCAAAAAGCCCCACACCAACGATATATCAATTTTACAGCAAGTCGTTGAATTCGCCCCAGTCTGGATGGCTCCGCCCACACACTCCGATACAATAAAGTTTGGCGTCGGGACCGCACGGCTCGATCGACGCTTCAGGTAGGGAGCGCCCCGGGTGGTTGCTATCGATGACGTCAAGATCAAGCACGACGCAGCACGACGTCGCGGTACAATCACCGACGCTCGTGCACGGTTGACCGTAGCGTTTGCAGTCCTCGCCGGTCACACACGCCCGCTCGACGCACTTTTTTGGTTGACGTGCCGGTGGTTGCACCGGCGCGGGCGGGTCACTGGTTTTGGCTTGGGCGATCTCCGCACGATACGCCGACCCGTGGTGTGGTCTACCCGTGACCCGGGTCGTCCCGTGCTCAGTTCGGAGGGTGTGGCGACGCGGAGACGACGTGAACGACGATAATCGAGTGGAAGACGTGGACGTCAACGGCGACGTGGACGAGTACATGTGTGAGTTTGAGTTTTATTGAAACGTGTCGACTTTAAATCAGAACACTTTTATAAGATCGGGTACAAAAAGTGTCCATCGACCGGATCACGTCGAGATCGCGGACCACGGCGTAGTTGACGCTCAATCGCGGTTTTTGAAGGGGTGGCACTACAACGAGAAGGCGCGATCGGTGTCCACGCGTCTTGCCGTTTGACGTCTTGGACCTACCAACGCGCCGCGGTGGTCGCGGCGGTGTCGCTTCACGATAACGCGGACGCTTTACGTCGCACCCGGGTCGTGTCACGTTTGTAACCGGCGCGGCGCGGGGGCGATCGTGAGTGTCGGTCTGCGCGACGTGGTTACCGTCGGAGGCGTCGTGATGACGGTGATCACGATCGCGCGGGTCTCGTGTGCCCGCGCGTGTCTCCGTGTTTTGTTGCGGTGTAGTACGATCCCCGTTCCCGTCGTTTTTATCGGCGCCGTCCGCCGCGCCGCCGTTCTGACGTGTGGTGGCGTCACCTACACCCACGACAACGGTTGCGGGCACCGCCGTTGGAGACTCCGTGACGCTGCCCCACAATAGTGCGGTCTGCATCGCGAACGCCGCGCTGAACATCTGCTGCAGCGTCTCCGCTGATGTGGTCATGATCATCAAACGTGGTGGGACGCACCCGGGCACGTTACGTGAACTGTGACAACTTTGAAGTTTCGTCGGGTTTCGGGATTCCCGGCGATCTAAACATAGATTTTGTAGCGTTCCAAAAATAAAATCATACTCGGTTTTCATTAAAAAAAAGTACGGCTTTCTTGTGCTTTTACCGGCTACAGGTGACACCGCGGTATCGACAGACGCCGTGCGGTGAGAACGGCTGAAATAACGGGTCCAGCTTGAACATTCGTGTCGCGTCGTCCATCGAAACCAACGTCCCGTCATCGTATCGCTCTAATCCCATAAAACAAAACCGGTACCATCGGGCGTACGTTCCGGGTGACACTTCGTCGTAATCATAGATGAACGAGTCGTTGTCGAAGTTTAGATTTGTTTTTCCGTCGCGACGGGGGTCGCCGTGTGCTGCCACTTCGATCATCGCACCGTCGTCGTCCGTGTTCTCGAGTGAACCGCGGCGGTACATCGCCTCTTCCTTAAACCCCCATTTCTTATACGTTTTAATGAGGTCGGGTGACAAATATCCCATGTAAACGTTCATGACGCAGTACGTGTACCTCCACGTGCGCCGCGCGTGCTCAAGTCTTACTTGCAGCTGCGCTAAGCTCATCGCGTAAAACGCAAGGAAGCGTCCGGTGTTTTGAGGGGCCCCGACGAGTGGAAAAGAGCTTTGATGCCGGCAGATTATCACCAACTCCAAGATCCTCTTTTGATACAGATCTCTGTCCAAACTCAGATCGTCAAAATGGATCACGTCGGTTTGCTTTAAAACCGGTACCGTATCGGCCATCGGTGCGTAAACGACAACCCCGAGGAGTTGATGCGTCGTCGCCTGTCTATCGCTTTTTTTAGCGTTTCTGGCGTACGCGAAAATTGTAAAGGTCCGACGTGTGGTCATTTTTTTAATAATGTTTGCCGGGTCAAGCCCTTTACACAGGTTGTCGTCGGTTTCAAACTGCCTCAACAAGGACTTCACCAAGTTATCACGGGTAACGCCCGCGTCGTTGTTGCCGTCTTTGGCACGGAGTGATCGGGACAGCATCCCGGATGATACACGTACGAGCATCACGCCGTGGAAATGTGCGTAACGCTCCAGGTACCCTTGGATCTCAAAACGGGTTTTGTACTCCGCTTTGGGCGGACGTCTGGGGGCCGAATCTTCCTCTTCCTCGTCCTCCTCTCCCTCGTCTTCCTCTTCCTCGTCCTCTCCCTCGTCCCCCGCTCCCTCGTCCTCCTTTCCCTCGTCCCCCGCTCCCTCATAACGTTGTCGGGCTTGGCGGCGAACACGATTGCTCATTCCTTTTTTTTGTGGTGCGTTTAAACTTACATCATATTTTTTTTTATTTTCGAAACTGGTGTTAAAAAGAAGAAACCGGAAGTCATGTCTCGCATCGCTTAAAACGGTGAGTTTTAAAGTGCGATGTGTTTTCCGTGAAGCGACGCGCCGCGGCGTTCCTGTGATCACCTATCCCCGTACGTGTCTAACACCGTCCGCGCCTTTATCTCTTTCTTGATCCCGTCTCGCCGTTGTGTTGTGTGTTGCGCGCGACTTTCAATTTGTGTTTGGTCACCGCTTCTGTCACTTTGTTCCGTCCGCCGCCCGCGTTCGTTGCTCGCCCGCTCTACCCTCGGCTTTTGTGGTTGCGGCGACGAGAGCTCGAGTTACCACACACCGTGCGCGTTTCTCAGGTCGAGCTACACACTCTCCAAATCTCCTGGCGCGACGCGGGACGAGTTCATTTCTTGGAGTCGCGACGCCATCTTTACGCCGTTCAACCGTCACGCTACACCAGGAGCTTCGCGCGCCGCCCGTCCTCCTGCACACAAGGTGAGTTTGATTTTGAGAGTGAGGTGTGTTCTAACAACTCCGTCCCTTGTCGTGTGTTGCTCCCAAAGTGTCTGTACGCAGGTACGGAGCTCACCGCGCCATCGGTTTCTTCCCGCCTCCTCCACCAAGTCGCGAACGCCACCACCCCCGCGTGTAAGATCACGCGTTTAACCTTGCACTCTCACCACGTACACGGAGGCGTACCTCCATAAGGGCGTCACAGGTGGACCAAGACCCCGTGCCGAACCAAGACCAAGACCCCGTGCCGCACCAAGACCAAGACCCCGTGCCGCACCAAGACCAAGACCCCGTGCCGCACCAAGACCAAGACCCCGTGCCGCACCAAGACCAAGACCCCGTGCCGAACCAAGACCAAGACCAAGACCAAGACCCCGCGCCGAACCAAGACCAAGAAGAAACACAGGTTTGAAGACGAGGTATCACAAACAGTTCAACATCTTTTTTTTACGCACCGGCTCTGATCTCTCTCTTTTGACGTGGACACTACAACGCGTTTTTCGGGACGCTCAGGTAAGGGCGTTCGTGTTTTTCACCCTCTTTTCGTTTAACTAACGCGTGACTTTCCGAATCACGGGGCCGTACACAACACTTAAACTTGTCAAAAATTAAATGACAGTTTACGTGTTGTGTACGGCCCCCTTTTTTATTTGCCGTTTTTTTAGCTACTCTGGTCAGGATCCGATCGCGACTTTATCACGCCACTGCCCGCCCCCGCCGCGCCACCACCGACTACCGCCACCGCCCCTCCCGCGGCAGCTGCTTTTTTCTTCTTGTTCATTCGCATGATCGTAATGTACGCAAACAACACTACGATCATCACAAGTCCGATCTTTAGTTTCATCGAGTTTTTGGACAAAAAACTTCCAGCGCCGCCACCGCCGCCGCGGGGATCAGGACCACCCGTCAAACCCCCCGCCCCGTTCGGTCCCGCACCCCCGATGTTTGACTTCACCACACTTACGTCAGGTCCTGAGTTTACCGGAATTCCATTCATCCTTGTAGTTTGAGGCTGGTCGAGATGTTTTAGAATTAACGATAGAGATTAAACGTTTTTTTTAAATTTTACTTTACACGTCAAACGCCACTCTAAGCACGTCTCTATCTCAAAAAATTAGGTTGTCTTGATCTCGTCAAACCCGGGGGGTGGGAGCGCCGGCAAAGCATGACCGGCGGCGCGAGACAAACGGTCGCGCGTGCACTAAAGCCGCACGCCACCAACACATCCTGCTTTGCGCCTACGCGATCCTACACCCGCGTAACGGGCGCTCGACCTTCCAGTATCTCATGTACGACTGCTTTGATCTTCCTTAGCGCGTCCCGAACCACCGGGCTGACGGGCGTGTCCGGCTTCGCGGGGTGCTGCAGTCGCGAGATCTCGTTCAAAATATTGAGCAGGCTCGACCGGTGAGCGCCCCGCTCTTGCTTCAGCTTTTCCGGGCACGCCGCGATGTGCTGCAGCGGTTGCATCGCGGCGACCATGAGCCGGCGGTTGTAAAACGCGCGCTGATCGCGGATCATCACTTCCAGCAGCGTTAGTAACACGTCCGGTACGCCGGCGTTCACGGATTCCATGTACACGTTCGTCAAATCGTCGAGCTGCGACTGCTGGGTTTGTTGTACCAGACGAACGATCTCCATCTCTAGTGTGAGCTCTGTTCTTTGGGTGTGTGTTTAAGTTTTACTTTTTAAATTCGGCGTACCATTATAAATTGCGGTCAAAAACTCCGAAGTTTCATCCTAACACGACGACGATGAAAAAAAGTACGAGCGCGACTCCGACCACAGAGACGTACACGATCAAACTACAGGTTCACCCCGGCTGTCGGTGCACGTTAACTCAGTTCAAAAAACTTGCAGTTCCGTGTATCATGCATCGAGACGGGTGGCAAAAATTTGGGTATCGGTTTATGATCATCCACGACGACCACGACACACCGCAAACGCACACGCCGGCGAGCCATCACACGGGGCTTAAACGCATCACGATCACGCTCACGCCGCGCATCGAGATCAACCGCTTATTTCCGTCGTTCAGTCAGCAACAACTCTCCGTGTGTGTCATTCAATCGCGAGAAATCTTCATCCACGAAGATCGATGGATGCGAAACTATCCGGACCTGTCCGAGATGTCTCTACCCCAGTACCGCAGCTACGTGTTAAACCACGAGCTAGGACACGCGCTCGGATTCGATCACGAACCGTGCAGCGGTCGCGGAAACTTTGCTCCGATCATGCTCCAGCAAACGCTGGGACAACACGGGTGCAAGCCGTCGCCGTTCCCCCGCCGTGTGCCGTCGGTGCGACTCGCCGGCGGTAAAGACGGCCGTAGACAACAGTCTCGTGACCGCGCGACCCGACTAAAGCCGGGATCACGTCGGGGTCGGCGCGCGCCCGCCCGCGCCGCCGCGTACGACCCTCGCTAAATCGTGAGCGACCGGTGAAAGTCTTCTTACATTTTTTTCTTTTTCCGTGGCGTGTTCACCCACACCCCCCCGTACGTATTCATCGGCACCCGTTTTCGTGGCGCGCGTCGATCAAACCAGTTACGCCCGTGGGGTGGTCACATTGTTGCGCGTTATCATCATGACGACCTGCGTCGCTCTCCTCGAAAACTTGCACACCCCGAAGATCACCAACATTCAGTTCGGGTTGATGGACCCAGACGTGATCCGCCGCCAGTCGGTCGTTCAGGTGGTCCGACCCACACTGTACGTTCGCCAGTTGCCCGCGTCCGGCGGTCTCAACGACCTGCGTATGGGCACGTCGGACCGGCGGCTGCCGTGTGGTACGTGTAAAAACGACGTGTTGAGCTGCGTCGGTCACCCCGGTCACATCGAGCTGGCCTTGCCGGTGTACCACGTGTCCATGATCAACATCGTCGCGAAGGTGCTGCGCTGCGTCTGCTTTTTCTGCTCGCGTCTCCTCGTGCCGCACACCGACACGGCACCCGACCCCCGCTTTTTTGAAGACCGCTTCCGGAACTCCGACTCCAAGGATAAATTAAATCTCGTCGTCAATTTCTGCAAGACACGACACTTCTGCGCGCACTGCCGCGGGCCGCAGCCCAAGTACACACAAGTGAGGTCCGTCGCCGACATCCGAACCGAGTTCAGACCCAAGGACCTGCCGCTTTTCACCGACCCCGACGAGCTCGAGTTCGTCAGCCGCCCCTTTACCGCCGCGATGGCTCGGGCCGTGCTCTCTTTTATCCCCGACCACGAAGTCGCGCTCATGGGTATGAACTCCGTTCACGCCCGGCCCGAGTGGATGATCCTCACTGTTTTTCAAGTACCGCCGCCGATCTCGCGCCCCTCTATCATGGCCACGGACGGTAGTCGCGCGCGCGGACAAGACGACATCACGATCAAGCTGCAGGATATCGTCAAAGCGAACATCACTCTTGAAAACGCGATCAAAAATAGTCTTCGAGTTGCCGGCGGACCCGGACCCGGACCCGGACCCAGCTGCGTGGACGACGGCAAGACGCCGGTGGACGTCGTCGCTGCGCCGGCAGAACACGCGCTGCCGCCGTTTATGCAGCTCGTGCCCGCGCCGGTTAAAAGCGCGCTAGAACTGCTGCAGCAACATCTCGTACAGTTCATGCACCACGATACGGCTTCGGCGATGTCGACGGGCGCGGGCAGTGGCGGCGGCGGCCGCGCCGGTGCGCAGCAACGAAACAACCGCCTTCTGCGGCTCATCCCCGCGCGACTCAAGGGTAAAAAGGGACGGTTCCGGGGGACACTCGGGGGAAAACGTGTCGACTACTCCGCCCGTACCGTGGTGTCGCCCGCCCCCACGTACGACATCCACGAGGTCGGCGTACCACAGGCGATCGCGCAACACCTTACCTTCCCCGAGCGCGTCAACGAACTCAATCGGGTGCAGCTCACGCAGCGGGTGCGCAACGGACCCCACCACCCCGACGGCGCGTCCACCGTCATTATGTCCGACGGCACCGTGCTCGACCTCGTGCTGTACGTCCAACAGAAAAAGTGCCACAACTTTCAGTTGCAGATCGGCTGGGTCGTCGAGCGATTTCTCAGAGACGGCGACTGGGTGCTCTTCAACCGCCAGCCGTCGCTTCACCGCATGAGCATCATGGCGCACCAGATCCGGATCACGCACGACAAGACGTTCCGCCTGCCCGTCTGCGACACCACGCCGTACAACGCCGACTTTGACGGCGACGAGATGAACCTGCACGTGCTGCGCTCCTACGAAGCCATCGCCGAGGCACAGGAGCTCATGTCGGTCACGTCGCAGCTCCTCTCGCCGCAGTCAAACAAGCCGATCATCGGCCTGGTGCAGGACTCCCTCGTCTCCGCCTTTCTGCTCACCGGCAAAGACACCTTTCTCACGCGCCCGCAGATCATGCAGATCGTCATGCCCATCAAGTACCCCCACTTCCAACACCTGCCTCTGCCCGCGGTGCTCAAACCCGAGCCGCTGTGGACCGGCAAACAGCTGTTCTCGCTCCTCTTCCCGCTCTTCTCGCTCGACCTCGTGGTCCGCAACGGCAGCGCCGACGGCGTGCTCAAAAACCAGAACGGCACGCTGGACAGTTTGGAGCGCCGCGTCGTCATCCGCCGCGGTCAGCTGTACGCCGGCTCGCTGTGCAAAAAAACGCTGGGCACCTCCGCCGGCGGGATCATCCACGTGCTCGTCAAGGACTTTGGAAACACGGTGGCGGCGCGCTTCATCGGCGACGCGCAGCGGATCCTCGTCGAGTTCATGATGCTGCGCGGCTTCAGCGTGGGCATCGGAGACTGCATGATGGCCGCGGACACCCACGTCAAGGTGAACGCGTCGATCGACCGATGCCTGGCGTACGCCGACAAAATGGTACGCGACGCGCGTGCCGGAGACGCGCCCCCGCACCTGGTCAACGGCTGCTTGACCAAGCTCATGAACGGCGCGCTCAACCGGACGGGCGCCGTGGTACAACAGGAGGTCGACCCCAGTAACAACGTGCTCACCATGGTGCAGTCGGGCGCCAAAGGTTCCGCCGTCAACATCGCGCAGATCCTGGCGTGCGTCGGCCAGCAAAGCGTCGAGGGCGGGCGCATCGCACCCGACGTCGACGGCCGCACGCTGCCGTGCTTCACCAAGAGAGACACCTCGGCCGAGTCCCGCGGCTTCGTAGCCAACTCGTACGGCACCGGCCTGACCGCCCAGGAGTACTTTTTTCACGCCATGGGGGGGCGCGAGGGACTGGTCGACACCGCCGTCAAAACCGCGTCCACCGGCTACATCCAACGCAGACTCGTGAAAGCGGAAGAGGGGCTACAAGTGCGGTACGACCACTCGGTGCGCAACACGCGGGAACAGATCGTGCAGTTCTACTACGGCGGAGATAGCTTCGACGCCGTGTACGTCGAGAAGCAGGTGCTACGCACGTACAGCATGAGCGACGACGAGCTGCGCGCCCGCTACTCGTTCTCACGCGACGAGCTGGTGGCCGCCGTCGTCGCGCCGCCGGGTGGCTCGGTGACCGACGTCGGCGCAGCAGACCCCGACCGCCGACCCTTCGCGTTCGAACCCTGGGTCGAGGCGCAACTCCGAGAGGTGGCCACGCTTTTCGCCGACCGCGACGAGATGCGCGCCGCCAAAGTTAAGATTCACGGCTCGGCCGACCCGACCGTACACGTCACGGTGTGCGTCGAGCGCGTGCTCGAGAGGGCGGTCGTGCGGTTCGGGATCTCGCGACGAGCCGTCTCCGACCTGGTGCACCCCGCACCACTCGTGGACGTTGTGTCCCGGATGACGGCCGCCATCCAAAAACTACGACGACGCCGCTCCGCCTCCGCCGTCACGCTCGCCTACGTGCGCTCCGTGTTCTGTCTGCGCACCATCGTGCTCACCTACCGGCTCACACTCGAGGCGGTGCGGTGGTGCGCGTCCGAGATTATGGAGTGCTACCGCGCGTCGCTCACGTGCGCCGGTGAAATGGTGGGCACGCTCGGTGCCGCGTCGATCGGGGAGCCGTGTACTCAGATGACGCTCAACACGTTTCACACCGCCGGCGTTGCCGAAAAAACCGTAACCCTTGGTGTCCCGCGGCTTAAGGAGCTCATCGACACGTCGCGTCATATCAAGACGCCGTCGGTAAGTGTCTTTTTTGAACCGCCCTACACCGACTCCGAAAAAATGGCGCGCGTTTTCGGAGAAGCCCTGGCGTTTACCGTGCTCAGTCAGGTGGTGTGCACGAGCAGCGTGCAGCTCGACGCGGATCCGTGGGACACCGTCATACCCGAAGACCTGCCGATGGTGCGCGCGTACCGCGCGATGTACAAAGACGACGACGACGACACCGGCGACGACGACACCGGCGACACCGGCGACGACACCGGCGGCGACGACGACGACGACGAGACGCGACACCATTCGACGGGCGCGGCGCGTGTTAAACGGGCAGACGCGGGCCCGGGTCGCGCCACCCTCAACCCGTCGTCGGGTGAGAGCCGCTGGCTCATCCGATTCGTCCTCGATCGAGCGGTGCTCGCGACCAAACACTTGGACGTGCACCACGTGGCGCGGGCGCTGCACTCGTACATGGGCGACGGCGTGCAGCTCATCTGCTCGGAGCACAACGCGATACCGTGGGTTATCCGGCTCCGCGTAAAGAACCTCGGAGATCTCACGGAAAACATGGAGGTGGACGCGACCGAGCTGGCCCACCTGGAGTACGCGTGCGTCAAGACGATTCACGACTTTTTGTTGGATAACGCGCCGATCCACGGCGTGCCCGCCATCAAACGCGTCATCGTACATCCCCACGAACGCGCCGCCGTCGGCTCCGGCGGTGCGCTCGTCACCGTCAAAGAGTGGATGGCCGACACGGAAGGAAGCAACTTGCGCGTCCTGCTCGGACTACCGTACATCGACAAGTGCCGGACGGTGTGCAACGACATCCATGAGGTGCTCAACGTACTCGGCATCGAGGCGGCGCAGCAGGTGCTGCTCGATGAGATCCGTGCCGTTCTGTCTTTCGACGGCGCCTACGTCAACGATCGCCACCTACAGCTACTAGCGGACGTGATGACGCTCTCCGGTACGCTTACCGCGATGACGCGACACAATATGCACAAACTGGGTGGCAGCACGTATCACCACGCCAGCTTCGAGGAGACGCAGGACGTTTTAATTAATGCGGCCGCCTACGGTGTGTACGACAACATCAGCGGCGTAACCGAGAATCTGATCATGGGGATGCTCATGCACGGTGGAACCGGGTGCTGTGACATCGTTTCACCCCTGTCCGGACTTCGGTCGCACGCGTCACGCACGGCAACGGCCGTCGACGCCGCGGGATCATCCACGGGTGCGGCGGTCGTTGTGGTTAAACCACTTGTCCACGCGCCCCCGCCCGCGGCACCGACACCAGAAACGGTACGTGTGAAACCGCTCGTGATACCCGGTGCAGCCCCGCCGGCGCACGCGGAGCCGGAGCCGGAGCCGGAGCCGGAGACGACGGCAACTCCAGAGGAGGAGAGGCGCACCGATCGCGGCCACGCCACCGCCAACTCGCCCGTGATCCCCCGTGCACCGCTCGTCGTCGTACGTCCCTTGCGTCCGGATCGACGTGTCGAAACGGAAGGGAAGACCCGAGCCGACCGCACCGGAAATGCCAGCGGCCGTGCACCGGTGGTCGACGGTACCGTGGCGCCGTACTCACCTACCCTTGCGCCCGCTCTCCGTGTGGTAGTCCGACCGCTCAAACAAAAACTGGCGGAGGGCCCCGAAAATCAGGTTGCCGTCCGCTGCGACGCACCGGTTTCTTCGAAAAAACAGAAGTGTGCCGTGGTCTCGTCCTCGTCCTCGTCCTCGTCCTCGTCCTCGTCCTCGTCCTCGTCCTCGTCTCTGCCCGGGGGAGGAATCTCACTCACGCAAGCGGCAAGGACCGCCGCCAACGCCGTCGCAGCGGCGCGCTCTCCCAAGTCGCGAGTCATGGACCGGCGGCGGGTCGCGACTGGACTCCTGCTCAGCTCGGCGGTGGTCTCATCACAGCACGTGATAGAAAGATACGCGCAAGTGGGACAACGGTTGAGCGATGCGACATTTGTCCCGCTCAGTCCGCGACACGTACTGCCACGGACCGATTTCTGTCCTATGTCGCCGGTGGCCTCTCCCGTCAAGCCGCGCCCCGTTTGGTGATCGTCACGAACCACGGCGACATCACCAAAAAATAACACGTTACGTGTCAACGTTTTTTTAGAGCGTCGGTGTTTTTCGCTGCGTGTTTCCGCGTGTGTGTGCCTGTCTGAGCGTGTTTGTGGCACTTTCTTTTTATTTTTCTTAAATTTAAAAACGTTCTCGATCACCTTTGACGGTGGAAGCGTGAAAGTTTGTCGGCTGCCACGCGCTGTAATTATGTGTTCACGTCTTTCAAGTTTCCCACGTCTGGCCGAACCACGTATGAGTTACGTGCCCTCCTCGTCGGTGATCCCCCTCTTTATAAGTTACCAGCATTTATTCGGACGCAACGACGACGACGTGTACTCCTTCGATCACGGCCTTCAATATCTAGTCTTGACGGTTCTCGTTCTGCTCATCGAAAAGCTGTTCCATCTTAAAAAAGGCCTTTGGCTTGTCGCGCTCCCGATTCTATCAATTATCCTACTAGGAAACATCATGTCGTGGCTGGCGGCGCGGTTCTGGGACCACGAAAACCACGACAACCACGATCGCGCGGAGTTACCGGAAGCACGCGGCGGGCAGACGTTGACGTCGTCCAACCAAGGACTCTAATCCAAAAGCACGTTAGCCGTTAGCGCGTGTACGACGCGTCCACCGTCGTTTTGCACCCCCCCCGGCGCACCTGCACACGTTTTCCGTTATGAATGCGCGACTTGCTCCTCGTGTACACACAATAAGGCGACTTGTTGCACGGTTTTTTCAATTTCTTGGAGCAGTGCTTGGCTTCACCTGAACGCTTCGGACGCTTGGTCCGCAAATTCATCAAAATCGCCACCGCGGCGTCACGGTCGGCAGCTGACGCCGAAGCGCGGGAGCGAGAGTGGGAACGCGACCGCGACGTCGCGCGTGACGCGTTTTTAGACGACGACGCAGAAACTCGGGAATTTTTTTTAGACGACATCATCGTTGTTAACGTTTTTATTATTACATCTGAGATTTTAATTTAAGTTAACATCGGGTGCGTCATTTTTTTGTCTTCATGTCCTAGTCTACCACGGGGGCTGTGGCAGGAGATCAACCCCGTCGACCCCCCGCCCTCTCTCCCCTCTACGCGTGGTGCCGCGCGTACGACGGACCAGACGGGGGCGCGTACTGGGGCGCGTGTTGTGACGCGTACGTTGCCGCCTGCTGTGGCGCGTACTGCGCCGCCTGCTGTGACGCGTACGGTGCCGCCTGCTGTGACGCGTACGGTGCCGCCTGCTGTGACGCGTACGGTGCCGCCTGCTGTGACGCGTACTGAGGCGCGTACGGTGCCGCCTGCTGTGACGCGTACGGTGCCGCCTGCTGTGACGCGTACTGAGGCGCGTACGGTGCCGCCTGCTGTGACGCGTACTGAGGCGCGTACGGTGCCGCCTGCTGTGACGCGTACTGAGGCGCGTACTGCGGTGCGTACGGTGCCGCCTGCTGTGACGCGTACTGCGGCGCGTACTGCGGCGCGTACTGTGGTGCCGGCTGCTGTGCTGCGTACTGTGCCGCTTGTCGTTGTGCGTACGGTGCCGCCTGCGGTGGGGCGTACTGAGGCGCCGCCTGCGGTGGGGCGTACTGAGGCGCCGCCTGCGGTGGTGCGTACTGAGGTGCCGCCTGCGGTGGCGCGTACTGAGGTGCCGCCTGCTGTGAGGCGTACTGAGGTGCCGCCTGCTGTGAGGCGTACTGAGGTGCCGCCTGCTGTGAGGCGTACTGAGGTGCCGCCTGCTGTGAGGCGTACTGAGGTGCCGCCTGCTGTGGGGCGTACCGGGGCGGCGGCGAGTGCTGATCTGGACCCCGATGAAATACGTCTGCCGTCGCCGCACCCGGACGTGGCGGCCGCTCTGCGGGAAAAGTATCCCCGGGAGCCGCCGGAGCACCACGAACAGGGACGTTCCCCGTTCCCGTCCTTTCGTACTCGTGAACCGCGCGTACCGGTGACGACGAGTACGGCGTCCCACGTCCTCCGCCGCCCCCTCCCGCGGATCCACGCCCGCCTTTACTTGTTTGTTGTTGTACGCGCTGATCCTGCAGATTGCGTGCCTCGATCATCGCTTGTGTTCGGCTCTGGGCCTCGCTTAGCGCTTGCTCCTTCATCTGGTTTTTACGCCCGGTCGACTGTTGGTGACCCGGTGAATCGTCTCCCCTGAAAGGATCAGCGCCGGTGTTTTGCGGTGTTACGGTACGCGATCCGGCGCCTCCGTTTCCCCCGCCGCCCGCCGGCCCCCCACCTCCCCCCGCCCCTCCACGTCCTCCGGGCGACGCGCCGTTCCCGCCACCCGCGCCGCTTTCGCCCGTGCCGTCGTCATCCATTGTGAACATACCCGAGTCATACAGGGACGAAAATGACTTGCTGTGCGTGTCACCTAACTCGTGCTCTCCGTTATCTTCAAAACTGGCGTAACCGCCGGTAGACGCGTGTGCCGGCAGTAGCTCGTCGCTCTTCCACTCTTTCACGTAGCTATAAATATTTTTACCTTTGTGTGCCTGGCTGTTGGCCTTGTTCACCAGCATCGGTACACCGTCCAGCCAGGAGGGCCGCTGTTTCAGCTGCCCCACGTCTTGTGTAAAAATGTGCTCATACAGCGGATGTCCTTCTAACGCGCTCACCAGCTTCGAACAGTTGGGGTCCGACGGTATAACGTACAAAATGTGCGTCTTGTACACCGACGGGTCGTTGTCGTTAAACGCCGACTCGTTCATGTCGGTTCTCGTCCCTTTTTTATATCTATCGTGACGTGTTTTGTTTTTTTTTCACTCCAGGCCTGTCCGTTAAAACGCACGGACAGGGGGCGCGACCGCCGGCCGGGTCCGAACGCCGCCGCCGCCGCCGTCGCGCGCGGCTCGCGTCTTCGGGTCTGAGGCTTGGGTGTAAAACTTATCACGAACCTGCTTTTTAACCCTTTACGTCGTTTGTTGTCGGATAGATTTTGTGTAGATTAATAGTACCGCACTCTCAGTAAATGAACACGGTCAAGCCGATGGATCGTTTCGATCGGAATCTACACGCAACGCCTTCCGTACTCCGCGCCGTTCCGGGCGGCACGCACGCGGCGGACGCCACTCCGACACCACACGACGCGTCACCGCCGCCCTTCTCTACCGCCGCCCCTGAACGGTTAGACTTTTTAAGGTCCGTAAAAGCGAGCGCACCACCCGAGGAGATGAAACAGATCGTACGAAGCTTGTGTGTGGACGGCGAGCCCCCTGGTAAAATCGTGGGCGCGTCTCTCCTATGCTTCACCATCGACCCCGTGTGGTTCCGAGTGTACTTCCTGCTCGGTAAAGAGCGACACATCCCCGGATGGCGGCGCGGATCCGGCAAGTGGTCAGAGTTTGGCGGAAGCGTCAGCCGCGACGCACCCACGGCGGAAGAGACCGCCGCGAAGGAGTTTTTAGAGGAAACACTTGCCGTTGTCAAGTTTTTTGAGCGGGACACACTTCCACGACCGGACTACGGCGACATCGCGCAATCGTTAAAACGCGGCGAGTACGTCTTCAAGATCAACGTCGTGTTTGGAACCGTCGAAGAACCTCGGCATCACGTTACTTTTATTAAACAGATTCCGTGGGACCCCGACGCGCCCACCCGGTTTAAGGCGTGTCGCGACCTGATCATCCACGCACACACACAACCGACACAAACACACACGACACGGGATCCGGCGCCGTCGCCGTACCACGATCTCGTCGGTAAAAACCCCTGTATGCGCCGGTCACCCCACGCCACCGTCGGGGCGACGACGACGCCAGCACTCCCACTCCACGTCGTGGCGGCCCCAACTCGTGCCCATACTCATACTCATAACCATACCGGGTGGCAGTACGTGAGAAGCGGCCACTCAAAAAAGAAAAACGCTCAAGGGTCCACGAGAACGATCACCCCGCCGCGCGCGTGTCTCCCCGCGCTGGCACGCGCCGCCGAGTCCAGAGGGTTGGCCGAGTCTTCGCGCCGCGGCGTTTGTCTCGAATTCCTTGAAAAACAAGCGCTGGGCTTATGGAGCATTCCCCAGTTACAGCGCGCCGTAGAGTTCAAAGGTCTCTTGTCCACCAAAAATATCCGAGGTGAAAGTTGTAAAGACAGTTTTATTACACTTTTGGAACTTGTCTTATCGGAACTGGCATTTTTAAGACCGAGCCTGTTCGATTAAAAGATCAACAACTCCTCCCGGGGACCCGCTTTTAATGGTTTATCTCATACGCGCTTTCTACTCGTCCTCGTCCTCTTCTTCCACCAGTGCGTCCACATCAACGTCTTCAAGCATCAACTGTGCGTAGTTTTCATCCACGTATCTAACGGGTACACGTCCCTTTGTGATGCGCGCTGACCGACGCGGCTCGGGTCGCGGTCGCGCGGCTGATGCCGCGTTGAGCTGTGTCGTGATCGCGGGGACACTTTCGCTACACCCGGTCGGTGAAGTTTCCGCATCCAGCTCACCGTCGACGTGGCGGTGATCCACGTATTCGTTCTCATCTTTACTATCCCCGTCGCTTTCATAATCTTCATCTGTACTGGTCGTATCATCCTCTCCCTCCTCCTCCTCCTCCTCCTCCTCCTCCTCCTCCTCATCTTCTTCTTCCTCCTCCTCCTCCTCTTCTTCCTCCTCCTCCTCATCGCCTTCCTCCTCGACCTTTTCGCTGAGCTTTAGTTTTTTTTTGGCTTTACGCCGTTCCGCCAAATCATCGTAGGAATGATCGGTGTCATTTGCATCCTCTTCTTCACTGTCATGTACTATAAAATCGATCAAACTTCCTTCTGTGTCGTCGTCGTCCTCCTCCTCGTCCTCGTCGTCCTCGTCCTGGTCGTCATCGTCGTCCTCGTCCTCGTCATCGTCCTCGTCGTCCTCCTCGCCTTGACTGACTTTTCGTCCTGCTTCACGGGGAACCGCCGCCGGTGGTGTCACGGGGCAGACCGTCGGAGTAAGGGGAGCTCGACATTGAACGCGGGCTTCCTCGGGTGCCGTTTCCTCCTCGCGTGGTCTCCGCCTTCCCCGCGCCGCCACCGAGGGGGACGACGCCGCAACCACGGCGGTTGAGATCACCCCGGGACCGGCACCCGAACCCGGACCCGACACCGGCGCACACGGCGACGACAAGACCGACACCGGCGCACACGGCGGGGGCGTTGGTGGCATCACGAGTACAGCGGCGGTCGTCGTACCACTACGGTCACTCCCCCCGACTCGTCGTGTGAGGTGAAGAACCGTTCCGTTACACGGCTCGGGGGCTGCAGCCGCGCCGGGCTCCCGTGCACGGGCTTTACGGGGCTGTTTAGAAGATCCGCTCATCGTAGGTTTCTTTTTAAACGTAGTACAGTCAAAAAAAAATAAACAAGACTCGTTCGTGCAGGACTAAACGGAGCCCATCGCGGGTGTAACCTCACTGAACGTCCTCCGTCCGCGCCTTCTGCGTTCACGCCACCCACGTGCGTTGGATCTACGCACACGCGCGGGCCGACGCCGGACCACGCCGGGCCACGCGTCGCCTGACCACACGACTTTAAAAAAAACGCGGTCGCCTCATCACACGAATCGCGTTTTTTTGGTTTTGACATCTACTTTTTTTTTCTGTTAGTCTAAGTTAAAAACAAACCACCCCTCACCTAAAAAAATGTCTGCTTGTCTCGGAGGTGCTCTCAACCAAATGGTCTCGCTCGGTCTGGCCGACGGCGTGCTCACGGCGAAGCCCGTGATCACGTACTGGCGTCACGTCATCAAGCGGTACACCAACTTCGCGCTCGAGTCCCACGACCTTGACTTCAATCAGGGTACCGCGCAGTTCGGAGCCAACCCCAGCTGCAACCTCGACCGCATCGGCGATCTGGTCTACTGGATGTACGTGCGCATCGACCTGCCCGGTATCGGTCTGTCGTACACCGACCCCCAGACCCAGCTCGAGGCCATCGTGCCGCCCAGCCTCAAGGTCGACAACGTGTCGGTCGAGCCGTACTGGACCCACGCCGTCGGACAGGCCATGGTGGAACGCACCAACTTTTTCATCGGCGGTCAGTGCATCGACGAGATCTACGGTGAGCTCATGTACATCTGGGAGGAGCTGTCCGGCGCGCCCGGCAAGCGCCTGCAGGAGATGACGGGCAAGTACGACTCCATCTTCGCGCTGCAGACCCTCAGTCGCCAGCCGCGTATCCTGTACGTGCCGCTGTACTTCTGGTTTACCCTTAACTCCGGCCTCGCCCTGCCCCTCGTCTCTCTCCAGTTCCACAGCGTCAAGGTCAGCGTCAAGTTCCGACGCCTCGACCAGCTGCTCAAGCTCACCTGCGCCGCCCTGAGTGCCCCCTACTCCTACACCCTCTCCTCCATCCAGCAGCGCGCGCGCTTCAACGGACAGTACTTCGAGGGTGCGCCCCAGTCCGTCTCCGACCTGTCCCCCCTCACCAGCACCTCGCTCGGCGCGCAGATCATGGTCACCTACGTGTACCTCGACCAGAACGAGCGCGCCAAGTTCGCCGAGGGCGCCTTTGAAAGCGTCATCCCGCAGCACCAGCAGCAGTCCAGCACCACCGAACAGACCGTCTCCAGCGTGTACGCCACCGGACAGGACAAGTCGCTCAACATCGACCTCAACTTCAATCACACCGTCATGGAACTGTTCTGGGTCATGCGCCTGCGCGTGCACGAGGACTACGTCTCCGGCATCAACCCGTGCACCAACCTGTACAACGAGTGGTTCAACTTCTCCGGACCCCTCGACTTCATCACCCAGCTCTCCGTTGACCCGTGCCGCTTCGCGCGCCTGCTGCTCAACAACGCCAACCGGTGGGAGGCCAAGGAGGGACGCTACTTCCGCCTCATCCAGCCCTACCAGCACCACACCAACATCCCCGACAAGTTCATCTACTGCTACTCCTTCGCGCTGCAGCCGCAGGACATCCAGCCCTCCGGCACCTGCAACTTCTCCCGCATCGACTCCACTCGCCTCGAAGTCGTCATCGACGGACGCTGCTTCTACGGACCCACCTACATCCAGCCCGACGGCGTCGTGCCCGGAAACGACGGAAACACCGGCGTCTCCACCCTCGTCTTCGCACGCAACTGGAACGTCCTCCGCTTTAAGTACGGTCTTGGGGGGCTTCGCTTCGCCAACTAAACTAACTAGGGCTTTTAGCTGCTTCGTTGTGTTTCTGGATGGTTTCTTTATATGCGCCGTTTCGGATCTCCGTTCGTGGTTTGGTAGCGGGTTATCAGTCCTTGGAGGACTCTGAACCGCTATTCGTCAATAAATTTAGACGCAACAAATATTTTTTTGTTCCAAAGTTATTTTTATCGTGGCGGTGTTTTGAACACCGCACGTTCATTAATCTTTTTTCCTTCGATGCCAAAGGTCGTCTCCTGCAAGACCTGCAACTTGGTGTGCGAATCGACGGCTCACCTTGTGATGCACGAGCGGATCCATTCCGGTGCGAAGCCCTACGCGTGTACGCAGTGTGATCACCGGTGCGCACAAAAGAGTAACCTGACCAGTCACATCACGTCGGTGCACGATCGAAGCAAGCTCCCACAGTTTAAGTGTACGAAGTGTGCCAAAGTATGTACTCAGGAGCGTCACCTGGTGACTCACATGAAGACGCACACCGAAGCCACCGCGCTATTTACGTGTCAGAAGTGCACCACGTTTCGTTCGCAGTATCAATCGGCTCTGAAGCAGCACGTTAAAGAGCAACACGGCGAAAAAACAATTGTAACGTGCACCTTTGACGGCTGCGGCAAAACATTCGACCAGGAAAGATACCTGACGGCTCACCTGGTAGTACACTCGGAAGTGTACCCGTTTGTGTGTACGTGGCCGAACTGCACGGAACGATTTAGTCATGCATCATCTCTTACGACGCATACGCGAGATCATCAGCATCCGACAGATAAATTGTTTAAATGCACGCAGTGCTCCTTTCAGAGTAATCGCGTGTCAAAAACACGGGAGCACAGGGAAGCCGTACACGATCAGATCCGCCCTCATCTTTGTGCACGTGAAAATTGTGGAAAAACATTTTCACGTCCAAACCAGCTTCGGATCCACACCGAGGCCGTGCACCTTGGTCTCCGCCCCTTTGCGTGCACCGTCGCTGGGTGTGACTACGTGTCGGCGTACGCGCAGCAGATCGCGTACCACCGCGAGTTCGGCCACCGCGCGGACGGCACGCGGGTTCGCAACGGCGTCGAGTACCGCGTGCTGAACATGGTGGAGCAGCACTACCCGGACCTGGAGCGGGGGTTCACCGTCGACGTGCGGTCGCTCGGGATCGCCCGGCAGCGCGTGCAGGTGGACGCGGCGATCCGGTTCCCGGCGAAGGAGTTGCTCGTGCTCCTGGAGGTGGACGAGGACCAGCACAGGGACCCGACCAAGTACACGCCGGAGAGCGAGGTGGCTCGGATGAGCGACGCGAACGAGGTGTTGGCCGACGCGGGCACGTACGCGCACGTGCTCTGGGTGCGTTTCAACCCGAGTTGTTTTTCGGTGAGTGGCGTGGCGCGCGACGTGACGCTGAGCGACCGCGTGCACGGGCTGTACCGCTTTCTGGAGGCGTACGAGCCAGGCACGGTGTCGGTGGCTTCGGCGGTGGCTTATCTTTTCTACGACCGCGCGGGGGCCACGGCGACGGGCGACGACGGCGCAACCCCCACCACCGAGCCGAGCCACGCCGCGGGTGGTGCACCGGAGAGTTATGTCGAGGTCAAGACGTGTTGACTTTTTTTTGTTGCAAAGTCTTTGTTTGACACGCAAACTTTTAACGTGTGTGCACACACGCCAACAACGTAACGTAAAGTAGATTTTTTACACGCAATGTTTATTTTCTGAACGTTAAGAAGTAAACTAAAACAAAAGAAATAGATGTCCCCTTCTAACAAAAACGGTCATCGTCACCGCCGCCGCTCACCCAAAGTCGGGGGCGGCGTAAAGTCGCGGTCGGCCAAAATCACGCGTCGTCACCGCCGCTCTAAGAGCAAATCTTTAGCGGGTGGCTTGGTAGTGATGAGACCCGGTCTCAGCCCGATGAGACCATTAGTCATGAGACCCGGTCTCAGCCCGATGATAGTGGGCGTTGGAGGCCCGAACCGTCGGGCGATACGTCGCATGAGTCGTCGTTGGTAGGCCGCGCGCAACAGGTGCTTAGACCTTGAAATAAAAAAAAACAGATCACACGCACCTCGGGTTTATCTGTAATAAAATTTTAGACGGTTTCGTGAGAAAATAAAAACGTACCAGCTACGGCGTCGCGCGGTGAGTCATGTTCAAAGTGAATCGTCAAAACCATAATTATTTTATGTTTAAAAACCACGAGAGAGACGTGATCTTTTTCAAGTTTCTCACGGGACAGGTCACAACTTTGGTTTGATCGCGCGTGCACGATGTTCCCCTTTTCTGCGATCCCGTTTGATGCCCAAACGCATATAGTATCGTTTTGTGAAAACCGTGAGCTTCTCGTTTTGCGCCGCACGTCGGTCGCGATATTTCGACCCCTTTTGAATCGTGAATTCCGGCGGAGACTACCCGTCCAACTTTTGGAAAGTGAGTATACGTCGAGAGAAGTTCGCGTGTACGTGACTCTTTTGAATCACGCCGCCGAAACTTCACGCGCGTTGATCTGCAAGACGGTGGGCTGCAAGTTATTTAGACTTCGACCAGTCGACTTGGACGGTCTGACTCAGATCTATAAAAGAAACCCGCACTACGGATCGGCGCCTGAAATGGAACTTTTTTCACGCGTGGACCTGTTTGTAGCGTCAATGAAACGACACGGGTCGATCGCGCGCCTACGACAGTACGACGCCAAAGTGAAGCGGACGACGTCGGAACGCCGGGTGAAAAAGAGGGCGAGGGACGCGGAGGCGCTCACGCTCACCCGAGACGAACAGACAGTTGTCGACGAAAAAGCGATCCGAAAAAGTATCCGTCGAGCGAGAAACGAAGACGCCGCCCACGAGTTCGCACGTAGTAGAGAGAAGCACGCGCACGTTAAATCCAGAACAGTACCTCACATGATCTCCGAGGGTGTGCCCGCCGCGCTCATCTGCACAACTTGCCGGTGTCGTACCGCGGCCAAGGCGTGTACAAACAACTCGTGTGGCACGTGTTGTGGCTCGTCCGCCACACACCGGCGTGAATGTCGGCGTCACAAACTCGGCGGGACCACGATGAGCTAGTGTGAATACGTTTTATTTTTTCCGGGTGTCGTCGTAGACGTTTTTTTTCGGCGCCACGCGTGACACCTTTAATAATAAACTTAAGCGGTCTGGTTTATCGATTAGACACCTCATCCTGCATTCCGCTTTATGGTAACAGCTAAAAGCTTTCGAAAAACAACCGCGCTTCCTCGGGCTGATTAAGCGAAACTTGGGCGTCTTGCAAGATCGACTCGACGTCGGCCAAGTTATGCACGGCCGTTTTTATCTTGGCCACAAGTGCCTTTCCGTCGTCACTCGACTGAGATTTTTCGAGTACGTGTTGAATTTTTTTCATGGCGTGCACGACCCGGTCGTAGGGTGGGCCGCTCGGGGCGGTCGCGTCACCGGTATCTTTTTTCCGGCGACGCGGCGACGCGCCCTTTTGCTTAACCAGATCGGCGCGCGCCGCCGCCGCCGCCGTTGCCGCCGCGCGTTTCGCGTCGAGCGCCTCCGCCTTTGCTCGTTTGGAGTCTTGCACCTTTGTTTGTTTGGCTTCACGTGATCGGCGCTCTTCATCCTTTTTAAATTGTGCCGCGCCCTCGATCTGCTCTTGGGACGGTCCGTAGCAGATCTCGTGTTTCGAGTCCCAGTAACACGTCTTGCTGGCGAGACACGTGCCTTTGGTCTTGTCAAGACAGGGCAACTCATTATCCGTGGGTCCGTCGAAGGCCGCGGCTGGCCGGTGCGGTTTGTGTAGCGTGACGGGAGTCGGCTCGGGCCCCTCACCACTTTCGAACTGCCGCTGTTCGAGGTGAAACCGCTTCTGGTCGCGGTCGTACGCGGCTTTTTTTCTTTTGTACTTTGCGCGTTGGTCTTTGAATGCGGCCAACCTTCGGTGAGACTCTTTGGCTTCGAAAGCGTTGTGCGGCATCACGCCGATAAGACCGCCCGCCAGCTCACCGTAGTCGTCCGCGTTGGACGGGTCCGAGTCTCCGTTTTTGCCGTGGTGATTACCCATTGTACACGCGGCGCTGCTGTTTTCGTTTTAACTGTTTGTGTGAGAAAATAACTTGAGACTCGTAACGACGTCGTCCTACGTAATTTATAAGATGGTGCCTCGACCCGAGCTGTGTCAACTTTATTTTGTGAATCGTAAGAGGTAAACCCACAGCCGCGACGCACTACCAAGATGGCCGATCGAAGTTTTCCGTTCACGCGTGTACTGAAAAACGACCAGCCCAAAAAACCGTACACCTTCAGTCACGATGGTAAGAAGCCAGAAGCGATCAAGTGTAAACGGTGCACGCAGCGCCTTCCTTCCGGAGCCGTGTGTGCCCGGCGGTCATGTTTCACACTTCCAGTGTGCTGGCAACACCTGAAACAGTTTTATCGACTCCGCGTGGATCGCACAACCCTTCGGGACGAGAACGGCAAGCTGCTCGACGATCTAGGTCTCTTTGCGTGTGACGCGCGAGCCGCCGCCGACAAACGACCGGTTTTTGTGGCGGGCGCCTTCATCGTCCCCTATATCGGCGAAGTCAAAACAGAAAAAAGCATCGAAGAGCTCGACGCCGAGTATCCCGGAAACAAGATCGCTCCGTACGCGATCACGGTATCCACTCGCGCGCCTCACCAGCCGTACGGGGGATTTTATAGTCTCGATAGTTCACTTGTGCGTGGCGCGGGAAGTCTGGCGAACACGTGTCGCACGTCTGACACCGACCAGATCAAATGCCGGAACAACGCACGAATAGATCATGCCCAGTCAGGTCACTATCCCAATTTAGTAGCCACACACACTATCCACGACGGTGATGAGATTTTTGTTCACTACGGGGCCGACGGCTCGCATCCCGACAGATCGTGGAAGTCAAACGGCAACTACACGGCGCGTCGGTTTTCAACTGAAGGACCGCGCGACTACTCCACCAATCCACACGGGACGTACGCGCGACTCCGCTACAAACCCTGTAGCTAAGACCACGCGCGTCGCGCCCCCCCCCCGTGTCTCGTACCGCCTGTTTTTCACCTCCGAGCCGATGGCCATGAGATCCTCTGAGAACTCGTGCTGCAGGTCTTGCTTTCCGTTTTGAACCAAGAGTGTTGCGCCCCTTGAGTGAGGATCCACTCAACGAGGTCAAAGGCAAATCGACACAGTCGGTCTCGGTGGGCCACCACAATTTGGCGTACGCGGCCTCTTTGTGCTTCACCCAAAAGGGCACGCAACCCTTTCCTTTTAAAGTTGATACCGGATCCGACGTCGGTGATAACTCGGTGTTCTCTGCGTGTCGTGAAGCGTTGCGTTTTTTTGCTTGTGTTTTTTTAAAAATTGTCACTTCAACTTGACGTAAAAAATAAACTAACTACTTCCACCGTTTTATCCGTGCGTGCCTCTGTCCAGTACAAAACCGTTGAGCGTAAACACGCCAGGCGATCGTTCCACTCGGTTCGTTTGGACGCAGCCACGCACCCCATCCCTCGACCGTCAACGCCGAAACAGGACATGTGCTTTTGCCCGCGTGCATCGACGTACCTGTCGGGATTAAAGCGGCGCACAGGGACGCCGCGGTGCAGGTGTGGTCGGGTGGATCGATATTTCACGTATGTATTAATGTAAATAAAAAGGAACAAAAATCTCATCACTACCGTAACACGCACTTAAACGCGTATTTTCGTTGCGACCCGCCGCCAGTTTGCCGCGCTCATTCCGCATCGGCGCTTTTCGGAGACCCGCCGTGCCGTCCCCCACGTACTTGAGCGCGTGGAAATTACCAAGCGTCACCGCGACGCACTCGATCGTCGCGGTCAGCTCCGCGTCCATCTCCGCGATCTTGACTTCCGCGTTACTTATGCCCTCGCGCAGCCCCGCCAGATCTGGACACCTACGCTTTGACACGCTGCGCGTCCACGTGAGACTCAGCAGCGCCTGCATCTCCCGCTTCCAGTACGACACGCGGCTATGATGCCTCAACAGATCGTACGTGAGGTCGAAACAGTTCTCGTTCAGAAGAGTTGCCGTATCACTGCACTTCACACGCTTGCGGTGCAGTGCACGAACGCGCTCGTGCTCGGTCTCCGGCTTGTGTGCAAGTGTACGCTCTTCGTGTCCGTACACAAAAAACGCAACGTGCAAATCCACGTTTATCACCCCACCGCGATCATTACTTATTAAGTGAACGCCGCTGTACCGCGTACTCAAACATGTACGATCCAAACAGGTCACGTGGTCTCGGTATAACTGTGACATCGGAGGTAAATTAAGTTGTGTGGTGGTGTTGGTGGTTGCCCGTGATTCGGAACGCGGATTGGCTCCCGCTGATATCGACCAATCCGATCCACGCACCCGTCGGGGGTTAATACACACCCACTTTTCCACGCCACGGCGGTGGTGGTCCTCGGGTTTTGACGGTCGTACTGCCTCGTAAAGCCCCCTTTGAACGCGAGCTAGGAAAACGGTTTCGTGTCTAAATTTAGATACCTCGGCGTTTACCACACCTCTGATCCGTTTAAACGATTGTGACGCCCGGAACCTCTGATCTGTTAAAACGAGTGTGACGCCCGAAACCTTTGATTTGTTTAAACGATTGTGACGCCCGAAACCTCTGATCCGTTTAAACGATTGTGACGCCCAAAACCTCCGATCCGTTTCAACGATTTTGACGCCCGTAAACCCCTGGTGATCTAGGCGTCGCGATAGTTTTTTTTTGAGCATGTGTTTGTGTCACGCGCACGTCGTACGCCACACGGTGCACTGGACGTCAACGTGGGATCTGGCGGGGGGGGGGCGGGCACACAAACGTGACACACGCATACGCCGACACAGGCACACTTTAAAATGATGGGCGCACTACTCTACGAGACGACGGACGTCGTACACAAACACGCGCGTCCGCTGAGTTACTACCGTGCACGTGCGGAGAGTTTACGCGCGGAGGCGACCGGTTTGAGTTTGAGATGCCCGGATGAACTAAGCGTCGATTCGACGGACGTGTGTGCGTGGTGTGACGTGCAACTTCGCGGAGGTGTGACCGGAGGGGGCGGCGGCCGTGGTGGTGGCGACAATGACGCGCAGAGTACGACCCCGGTCACACACCCGTGTGATCGGGGGGACGGGGGCGTCGCACCCGAAGCCCCCGCGGCGACCGTGACGTTGTACTTTGTAAACACGCCGGTTTTGGAGTTTATTTTATGTCCGACGTGTGGATCGGGACTTGACCAGGCGACGGGTGGCGCGCTGTTCGCGGTGTGCCTGACGTACGCGCCGGCGTGCGACGACGACGACGACGACGCACGAACCCGACACTGGCCGCGGTCGGCCCGACGTCGCGGACGGTAGCCGTGTGAGTGTGTACCTGCTGCTCTACGGGGTGGTGTGGCGCGTAGCTAGGAGTCGATTTTTTTAAGCGCGGTTTCCGGACAATAAAAGTTGTTACTATTTGAAAAAAAAATGGAGTGTACCAGAAGCGCACATGAACCACACCACGGCTCGCCCGGTTAATGACCCCGTCGGTTTTGTTGCGGCGTCGGCGTCGGCGTCCGAACTACGAGCACCGTCTCCGCCACCGCCCAACGAACGGTGGATAACCGAGCTCCTGTTAAGTTTGTACATCATCACGGGAGTGCACGACGACGACCCCAACTCGACGACGCCGCAACCGGACGCGGCCTCGGGCGGTTCGGACCCCGCCGACCCCGCGTTCGTGGACGCGCTCCGCACGTACGTGGACTGTTTCCGGTGGGTGTACCCGCTGCCCGTTGCGACGGCGGACGCGGACGATTTGTTTGAGTACGTACTGCGCACGCACGCAGAGGACGCGTACCTGTGCACGCTTGTTCCGTTTGACCTGGACGGCCTGATCGCGACTTATCTCGGGGAAGACGTGCCGCCGTCCGTGTGGGGACCGAAGCTGTGGCTTTTATTGCACGCGCTCGCGTGTTACGAACCACGGCACGTCCCCGCCGCGTTACACGCACTGACCGTGTTGTTGCCGTGCGGCGTCTGTGCCGCCGATCTGCGCGCGTGGCTCAAAAAGAACCCGTACGCGTACCCGTACCCGGGTCCGGATCCGGCGCACCGCGATCAGTCACGGCCCCTTCGCGTCGCGGTGAGGACCGGTGTCGGCGCGGCGCGACGCAACGAGGGTGACAACGGCCACCTGGGAACGACCACGAACACCACGGCCGGCGCCCGCCGCGCGAGCGAGGATTACGTCGTGGCGTTACACAACCACGTTAACAAAAAATTGAAAAAAAACATCGAGATGCTCTTCGCGTCGGCCACCTCGTAAGGGACGGGACGGACCGACGCGGCGCCCCGCGCGCTCCGGCACGTCACGACTTAACGTGACAAGTTTTCCCGACCATATTTTATTAAGACAATAAAAACAAACAAACAACAAAAAAGAGCGTGTCGACGATAAAATGTTCAGGAACAGTTCTCGTAACAAAACACTGCCGTGCGTCGCGGGCTACGTTCAACATAGTCCGAGAGAAGGTCAGGTAGTTTCGAGAGTAGGTGTGGTAGGGCCGAGGCCCGGCGCGGTCACCCCGAGAGCAGGTGTGGTAGGGCCGAGGCCCGGCGCCGTCACTCCGACAGCAGGTGTGGTAGGGCCGAGGCCCGGCGCCGTCACTCCGAGAGCAGGTGTGGTAGGGCCGAGGCCCGGCGCCGTCACTCCGACAGCAGGTGTGGTAGGGCCGAGGCCCGGCGCCGTCACTCCGACAGCAGGTGTGGTAGGGCCGAGGCCCGGCGCCCTCACTCCGACAGCAAGTGTGGTAGGGCCGAGGCCTCCGACAGCAAGTGTGGTAGGGCCGAGGCCTCCGACAGCAAGTGTGGTAGGGCCGAGGCCCCGCGCCGTCACTCCGACAGCAAGTGTGGTAGGGCCGAGGCCTCCGACAGCAAGTGTGGTAGGGCCTAGCGCAGACGCCGTCACTCCGACAGCAGGTGTGGTAGAACCGATGCCCGCCGCGGTAGTCCCCTTTCGCGCGCTCGGGACGGCGGCGGCGGCGGCATCCGTGGTGCCGGTGGTAGGGTTGGCATCGGGGAACCGCGCGCGAGATACGACAACGGCGGCACACCTGGAAAATTTTAGATCCCAACGGCGCGAACTGTTATCGCATCGCGAGGCAGCTTCCTCGATTGTTACGCCGGCGGCGGACGAAACCCCGGGACGTGTTACGGCGCGTCGGAGACGGTGCCGCGGATGTGGTCAATGAGAAGTTGTTGCATGATCAGGCACGACACAAATTTCAATAAAAGAGAAGAGCCTGTTTTCGCGAGTCATGCAGCCGCTAAATGCCCCGAGTAACTAATAGTGTAAACAAGTGGTCTATTATAACGTCTATTTTGAAAGTTTGCCTAAACCCGAGCTGTCGGTGGTAACGTGGAGACGAAGACGCGCTGCTCGTCGGTGTCGCGCGTGATGAACCAGTGTACGTAAACTTGCTTTTGCTGGCCGGTTCGGTGTACCCGCGCCACGGCCTGGGAAACGACGAGCTGCTGCGTCGTGGGTGAGCCCCCGACGAGGGCGTGTGCGAAAATGACGTGATTCGCCTCCGTCAGATTCAACCCCGTGGTGCTGATGTCCATCGAGAGCAACAGGACGTCCGCGTCGCCATTTTTCATCCGGTTGATCGCCGCGTTTCGGCTGTTGGTGTTGCCGATGATCGCCACCGCTTTAACGCCGACGCGAGACAGCGACGCTCGCAGCGCCCGCATCAGGTCGGTCCACTGGACGAACATGATCGCCTTTTCGCCGCGACCCTTGACGGCGCGCAAAAGCTCCACGATCGCCGCCAGCTTACTCCCGTACCGCATAGCTACGTCTACCTGAAGGGGGCTACTGGAGATGCGGGAGGTAGAGGCGGACGCGGACGCCCCGGGCCCGGCCCCGCCCTCGGAACTGTCACCCCACGCCGACGACGCCGACGCCGCCGACGACGACGACGACGACGACGACGACGACGACGACGACGACGCCGCCGACGACGACGACGACGACGCGCTCAAGGCATCTACTGCCGCCCGTTCGTCTCCTTCCGTGGACCCTCGATTCTTTATTTGTTGAATCCAGTCGCAGCTCTTTAAGTCGACCTTGCAGATCGGACACGCGGTTTTCACACGTGAGCTTTTGTACGTGGTTGCGCACCCTCCACAAAACCAGTGACCGCACTTCGTGATCACGTTCGTGGCGTTGGTAATGCAGATCGGACACGTGCGTTCGTCCTCGCGCAGCTCGATCTGGTTTCTGAAAAAAGTACACTGCCGCTCGAGCGCGTACAGCGTCGCGCTCATCGCGTTGAACTTGCGTTCGTTCACCTTGATCCGCCGCTTGATCGCACGCTGAATCGACGAGACGTCTCCGGTTGTGCCACCACTTACGGACGTACCCACGGCGTCGGTGTCGGCGGTACCTTCACCGTCGTCGCTGTGACTGTGACCGTCGCCCGCGGCGACACCCCTTCGGCCCCCGCCGGCGTCCGCGTTCGCCGGAGCGATCGAGGCGGGTACGTCGCCCGTGGCCACGGTTCCCGGCACGAGGGGTGCCGGTGCCGGTGCTTCCGTTTGGATCGTGTGTTGCAGTAAGTTCTTGTCTGACTCGATCAGTCGGCGGAGATCCTCGACGAGGGGTGCTTGGGTACTTATCTCGGCAACACGTCGGCTGACCATCAGACGTGACAGCTCGTCGAACGTCATGCACACCTGTTGCGCGTCGTCCGCCGCGGCGTGGCCCACGTCTCCCCCGGGTCCAGCGGGCCCTCCGGCGCCGCCGTTGTTGAAGAGCGCGAGAACGCTGAAACACGTGCACAGCTGAATGACGCTCGGCAACCCCTCGTGGCGGTACGTCTCGAGGATCTCACGCTCGCGCGCCGTCACGGTGACCCAGTGTTCTTGCACCAGCGGACGTTCCAGCGGTTGCACGAAGCGGCTCTGCCGGATCGTTTTGTACGGAAGGAGCGCGGGCCACGGGGTGTTGAAGCTGGTCGGCGACGACGACGAGGAGATCCGCCACACGTCGTCAATGGTGGAGATCGAGGGTGTCGCCGTCACACCCCAGTACACCTGTGCCGGGATCGAGCGCACGTGCTTCCACGCGACGGGGCTCACGGGCGCGACGTGCTGCTCGTCAAACACGACCCGTTTCCACTTGAACCCGCGAAGGGTTACCGGCCCGGTGACGACCTCACCCGCGCGGTGCCGGGTCAGAAGCGAGTGAAGCGCGTAGAAATTCGGCGCCTTTGCGTGTGCGGGGTACGCGCGCCCCAGCAAGAAATCGCTTGTCGTGAGCACCAGATCGGCCGCCAAAAGGTGGGCCACCGTCGTACCGGTGTAGTGCCGCTTGTTAAACAGCGTTACCACTTTGAGACGTGGCGACGTGGCGGGACCGGGACCGGGACCGGTGACGGGACCGGGACCGGGGACGGGACGTCGGCGCGTGGAACCGTCTCCGCCACCGAGAGGAAGGGGGTCATCGTCGGTGGTGTACAGAAACTTTTTGATCTCGCGTACCCACTGTTGACACAGATTCATCGGCACGATAACTAGAGTCGCGTTCAACGGGATCGCGGTAAGTACTTCCGTCACGCGGCTGAGACGCACTTCGCCGGCGTCGGGTGTGGGGACCCCGGTACCGGAGAGCGCGGGCGACGGAGGCGAGTGGGGTGCGGTGGCGGTGGCGGGGGCGGCGTGTTCGGTTCCCCCGGCGCCGTCGGGCCGTGGTCCCGCGGTCGGGAGGGACCACAACGCGCCGGGCGAGCGTTGGTGGGTGCTTGCGACGAGCGCGAGCACGACGGCGGTTTTCCCCGAGCCCGTCTTGTCGGCCAGCACACCACCGCGGTACGACAGTGTTTTGGTGAGTCGTCCGCCGGCCGCGTGAACCGTCTGTAGGGTCGCGCGGTGCACCAGCGCGTGTACCTCGAGCAGCACGACGTAGTCGGTTCCGAGAATCGGTAGCCAGCGCGGGGTCGTGATCGAGTTCTGTCGACGCGCGACGTCGCACTCCAGTCCCTGCATCCACGCGAGCGACTGGATCTGGTCGGGTCGCAACGGTAGTTTCCAGAGAGTCTCCGGCGGAAGGAGCACGCGTGCCGCCGAGCCGCGGGCGCCGCCCGTGGTGGTGTTGGGTTCGGGTGCGTCACCGCCGCCGGTGGCGGTGCCCGACTCAACCCACTCGACCGACTCCGTGCTGAACGACCGTTCGTCAAAGTGCGGCTTGACGTCGTACTTGGTGTGCCACTCGCACAGCGTCGACGTGAACGTGTTGATCCCGAGAAAGTTGGTGGGGGCCGACGCCATCTGGGCCGCGAACCGCTCGCGGTGCAGCCAGATCGCCCACGACACGATCTGGGTACGTGCGTACTCCGCGGCGTACGGGCGCGCGTAGTAGGGGTCGAAGTCGCTCAGGTCGGAGGGACACCGCTGGGTGGTGACGGTACAGAGCACGATTCGTTTGTCGCAGTTGGACGAGATCCCGCGTAGGTGGGGGAAGATGCTTTTGCGGGCGGAACACCTGAAAAAGTCGCGACGCAGATGAAGCAGGCTGATCCACGCCGACCCGTAACTGGTGCTACCCGATGAACCGGAACCAAACGTGTGCGTGCCCGAGCTCATCGTCGGCGCAAGTACGGCGTACGTGGTGCGGTCGGCGGCGGTGTCGAGACCGGGGGCCGGCGCGCCCACACGAGTCGGGGGTTCCGGGTGGCCGTGGGCGTGGCCGAGGTCGTGGGCGTGGGCGTGGCCGTGGCCGTGGTGCGCGGATGTACCCGGTTCGGACCCGCCGCCGGTGCCGACACAGAACCCGTAGTTGTGCAGCACGTGGGTGGAGAGAGGACGAGGTGCGGGATACGTCGTCGGCACGATCTGGTCGGTGAGCACGGCCACCCAGTCGTGGGGATTCGCGGCAAAGTCGGCGTCAAGGATTCGTGACTCGCGGAACATGAACATCTCTCACGCGGGTGGCGACGCGTTGTTGAGGAACACGCGGTGAAAAGTTGTGAACACACCGACGCGCCGCGACGCGTCGTCGCCCGTTGGTCGGTGATTTTTTTTCGTACCCGTACGTACGTGCACGCGCGCGTGGCCCTTCGAAAGTGGCCACAAAAAAAAAAGCGGGGATGATAGCACGCTACTATTAATCTCATAAAAATATACTTTAAACAAACTATCCGCCTAAAGCACATTTTAAGCAAGACTTGCAGCACCGTTGCGCGTCGAAACTTGATACACACCCCGGCACAGGAAAGTAGTCTCAGCGGCCCGAAGGGCTTTTAGCGGCTCTTGTTTTTTAAATCATCAAATGGTGTAAGGTAGATATCGCGACAAGATGTTACGAGCTCCATTAAAGTCGCGATTGATCTGGAAAGCAGACAAACGCGAAAACACACTTGAAGGTTTTGTTACCGCCCAGTTTCTTGTTTATGTGACCACACTTTGTACACGTTTTACTAGTGTACGCTTCGTCACAAATTTTGACACAACACGCGATAGTTCTCGTAAAGCCACTTAGCCAGTTTTTTGTGCAATTCGTCCGCGTGTGAGTTACTATAAGGTGCGGATGACGATTATGTCGTTAAGGTAGTTGAAGTAAAAGTGTCAATGTCCTTTAATGATGATAGGCTTTTGAACATTTTAATACGCCAATCTTCGTCATTCAAGTTTAAATTACGACTTTTGAAATAATTTTGAACGCCTTCCGGGAACTGCGTTTCCTTGCCTGTGGTTTTGTCGACATAAAAAAAACCGTCGCTGTTGTGACCAGCGTCTTTGTAGACGTTTAAAGCAGGGCCTTTTGTAAAATTTTCTCGAATGTCAAGTAAGTCATAATATAACTTGTCAGCCGGTGATCTAAATTCTGGTTGCAAACAGTTCTCGTGAGAAGAAACCCAATCTTCAAATTCGTTTGAGCCTTCTATCTCAGATCGCGTTCTTGTATCATATGGGCCAACTATGCGTGGATAAACCTTTGATTTCGCGTGCTGCTCCCCTGGCCACCTTATAGATCGGTCCATCACGGTGGTTACCGGGAAAGGCTGACCTTTATATAGAAAAGTCGGAGTTGTGCTACACATTATAGTATCATCATGCGGATTAGGCACCGTTCCATCATTGAGTTCACCGAGTTGCTTCACATGTTGAGAAGGCGTTTGTCGGCTAAGTGCGAACACGAGGCCCGTGACGGCCCCCGCGACCAGAACGAGCGCGGCAAGTGTTTTTTTGGACCATCCTCCGCGAGCCTTTGCGCTCTCCACGTTTTTCACGGCGTCCGCGGCCGCCCGTTCGGCCGCCGCCTCGGCCGCGTTAAACTGGGTGACCGCCGTTTTGAGCGCCGCCGCCGACGCGGGTGTGTGCACGCGGTCGTTTTCGGCGGAGACACGGTGAAGAGTTTCGGCGGCGCGCGTCGCGGCTACGGCGGCGGCGGCGGCGGCGTCCGTCGCACCTTGAACCGCGGCCAGGTCGGCGGTGGCGGGACCCGCGGTGCCCTGCTTCGCAGCGCGGGCGAGTGCATCGCGCGCGCGCTTGACCGCCGCGACGTTTTCAAGGACGGGAGCCTCCGGAGAGCCTTTACGTTTGTTATAAGACGTGTACGCCGCCGCGGCGCCGAGTGCCAACGCCGTGGCGCCCAACCCGTACGCGGCGAGGGTGCCGAAACTCGGGGCGTGGCCCGCGGGTGCCCCCGGACTACGACGGGCGCCGCCGCCACCGGCCAGCACTACGCCGTGGGTGGCGTTGGTGGCGCCGCGCCGGTGCGATCGACTCTGAGATCTGGTGACCGCGGCCCGAGCGCCGCCGACACCGCGCGCACGTGCACGTGACCGTGACCCGACTCGCCGCCGTAGACCGCGAGGGGTCGAGGTTTCGGCGCGTGCGCTCCGTCTTGAGTGACGAGGAGACTTGGGCTTTGGTCCGGTGCGTGGGGAGTGGTGACGGTGACGGCGCGATCTAGTTTGGTGTAGCCGTGGTTGACGTGAAACCATACAAGGTGTGTCGTTTTTTACTACTAGTGTTTAGATTTTCGAGTCTTTAAAATGTTTGACTAAGGCGGAACTATACCTGAGTTCACGAAGTCCGCGTGCTTTTACAATCGGTCGCGCTCCTTTGTTACAACCACAGCTAATTAATAAGACACAATCGCCAAAATCACAGCTCTTCTTCATCTCATCATCCTCATCCTCATCGTTGCATCCTCGGTCGATACATCTGTCCACATGAACTTCGTCACATGAAAGACTGTCGGAATGAAGACGTAATGCGGCGAGGTCAGAAGCTGTCAATATTCTTTCTTCACTGTTAAGATCATGTTTGCACGTTTTATCGTTTAATTTTATTTCCCAGTAGCCTTCTCCTTCTTCCCAACATTTTCGCCCACAATACGCTTTGATACGGTGAGTTCGCGCAAAGATGGAGTATCCGTGATGATGGTCGTTGACATACCTCGAGTTTCCTTGGCATAAATTGTCTAGCCAGCGATGATTAATCATTGAGTCCATTTTTGTTGTATTTATGAAATAAAGTTTAGTTTTAAGACGCAAATGTCGCAAATAACGCAAGCAATAACCAAAAAAAAGGTTACTTTTTTCTTGGGCTTTTGAATCGTGGTCGTTGGAGCCGTGGAGTAACGAGCTGTTTCCGGTCGAAAAAATTTACCAGCGCACCTTCAAGTTCATCCAAATCACGAAGCCACATCGTCTGATACGTGGGAGCGGACGGTGTTAAGCACCCAAAGTGCGAGTACACACCCCACACTGCGACTTTATTGTTTGTTTCCGAGTTGGTTAAGGTACGAGATGTGCACGGGCAGCGTGTGGTTGTGCGTCCAGCTGCCCCAGTTGGTCGAGAAGCGTTTTAACGGGAACTGGGCGTAAAACCACGGCAGGTCGGGCGTGTCGAGGTTGGGCTGGACGGCGAGCGGGATGTTCGGCACGATGTCGTCGTCGTTTGCGATCACGTAGAACTCCTTGAGCTGCGCGCGGGTCGCGAACAGGCGGCGCACCGCGTCTACAAAGACCTTGTTCCCGACGCGGGGCGCGCCGAAGAGGTAGCACCGCACGTCGGTGAACTGACACGCGAGCGCGGGCGGGGAGAGCACGAGAAGGTCGACGAGGCATAAGACCGCGATCGCGGCACCCAACGAGTGGCCCGTGATGTAGAGCGTCGTGACGCGCGGCGGGGTTGCGCCGGGAGGAGGTGTTACGACGTGTTCGTTGAGCGTCTTCAGCAGCTCGGCCCTGATCTCGTTGTAGATCTCCAAAAACCCCTGGTGCACCAACATCGTCGGGGGGTGGCGCGCGGGCGGCGCGGCCGAGGTGGAGGAGGTGGTCGTGGGTGGGGGTGGAGTGGGGGTGGTGGGTGTGCCGCGGACGGGATCACACGAACGAGGAGGCGTCGCGGCGGCCGTCTCGGTCCACGGCACGAGCTCCACTTGACTCATCTTAAAGTCTTGCTGCCACTCCGCCTTGGTTTGTGTTCCGCGGAACGCCACCCAGATCTGATCGCGCGTCTCACTTTCCTGCACTTTAAGCACCCACCCGATGTTGTGCGTTTTCACGCGATCCGTGCCGCTCAGCAAGCACAGCAGCGCCGTGTCGTGCCGCGGCGTGGGCTCCACGTGCTGGCTCGCGGCTTTTTCGAGGATCGCGACGACTTGCGCCGCAAACTTGGCGGCCGCCAACGAGAAATAAAGGTCCGAACCCGCGTGCGCGGCGGCGGCGGGGACGGGGGCGGCGGCGCCGTACGCGCGTTCACCGCCCCCCCCGTCGTGCGGGTTTCGGATGTCGCCGTCACCACCCGGTCGAAAGTTTGTGGTGTCGTCGAGTCCTGTCGCCGTGGCGCCGCCGCCGCCCCCGCAGCGTCTCGCGGGTTCTTCGCGGGCCTCTTCGTGGTCGTGTCGGCGCCCGTGCTTCACCCCTCTTGACGTTGTGGCGACGGTCGAGCCGTCGGAGGGCGGCCGGTCGAAGGCGTCGGGGAGCGACGACGGGGGCAGCACGGCTAGGTCTGCTTCGAACTCCCCGCGGCCGTGTTGCCGGTGACACGGCCGGTCCGTCGCGCCGCCCTGGGCCTTGGGTCCGCGAGCTCCGCCGCACAACACGTTGTTTGACGTCGCGGTACGCAACGCCTGTTGGAACGAGCGTGTGAAGAGCACTCTAGCCATGAAAAACTTGTTGTTGTACACGACGACGGCGGCCGCGCCGATCGCCGCGAACAGTGCGACGAGTACGACGGTGAGCACGCACGTCAGGGTCTTGTAGCTGCACTTCATTTGGTTTGGTCGTGTTTCTCTCTTTGTCGATTAGAAAAAATGGACGGGATGGTCACACGACTGGAGAGGACACGCGCGCGCGACCACACGGCACGCCCGATGGTGTCGCCCAAATCAGACTCTCTTTTTTTTTCTGTTGTAAGTATTAAAAGAAACAAAATGCCTACTCGCCGTAATTTCCGTTCAAGGTCTGCGTCACCGTCACGCGCTCGTGCGGTCGTCCCGTTTTTCGCGACGTCGAGTCGCCGCTCGGCCCCGCGTTCGCGCCGTGGTGCGGGTGCGTCGCGCCGGGCTGCGGGTGCGGCGTCGCGTCGTGTCACGCGTGTGGCGTCGCGCCGTCGCCCTCTGTCTCCGGCGGCGTCGCGCCGCCGTCGCCGTCCGTCGTCTTCGAGGGCCGAGGCCGACGACAAGGACAGCGGGATCTGGAGCCAGATCAAGAGGGCGGGCAGTCGAAGCGCCGACTTTGCGATGCGCAACAAGGGCAAGATCGCGGCGGGTCTGGGCGCGGCCGGACTTGGGTACTATAACAAGGACAAGATAATGAAAGCTGGTAAATCCGTGTATGACAAGGTTACTGGGAAGACGGAGTCCGCTTAATGTAGCTAAGTAACCGGACTGAACGGGAGGCGTGCTGTCGGCGGTTCGTGCGTTGGTGTCGGTTGCAAAACACGTTCCGTCGACGGGGGAAGTACACGGCGGGAGGGCAGGGTACAAGTAGAGGTACGAGTAGACGTCGGTGCACCGTCGGGCGCCGCGCGTGTGTCGTCCCGAGGGGGAGGAGGGGAATAGGGGAGGGAAGGGACGGGTAAAAGGAGGAGCGACCCGTGCGCGGCGTGCCCCGCTTCGACGAGCGTAGTTAATAATAAAAATGTCCAGTACGTAATAAACAAAAAGAGTTCTCCGCTCAAAAAATGTCTCTTCAGATCGGTCAGTACGGTTCCCTGCTTCGCGACGACTACGTCCAGCCGCCCGTGCGCGCTCACAACCCCAACACCAACTTCGTTTCGCTCGGCGCGTACCTGCAGCCCGGGCCGTACGCGTCGCTGAGCCTCGAAGACCCCAGTCGGTTCCGCCCCGGCACGTTCGTCGCACCGACGCAGATCGAGCTGATGCAGGGGTTCATGGACACGCCGTTCCAGAACGCCGACCCGGTGCAGTCGGACACGCGCGTCGTTCCGGGAAACACGTTCGTCACTCAGCGCCCGGGGCCCCGCGGACTCTCGTCTGCCCGCGGTGGTGCGGACCCGGAGCCGTTTTCGTCGTCGGCCGCGCCGCGTGGTTACACCTTTGTCACCACCAGCGCGAGCAACGTGCGGTCGGGCGGCCCGCGAGCAAGTGCCGGGCTTGGCGGCGCCGGCGGCGGCACCCGGGCGCTCGAGACCGCACCGTACGGTCTGGTGGTCGGCGCGCCCGTGTCGCCCGCAAATTGTCCGTCCGGCGACCACTGCGCACTGACCGTCGCCGGCGGGTGTGCGTGCTCGGCGCAGAGTCCGTGGTACGACCCCGCGCGGAGCAACGTGTACTACTGAGACGTGTGTGCGTAGCGGGTGGGGGGTCGTTTTAGGTCTGGTTCCGTCATCGTTACTCCTCGTCGTCGTCTTACTTTCAAAGTCGTGTGACCACAAAACCATGGGCCGCGCCTGTCGACGTTCAAAAATAAAATAGTTGACGTAATAAGTAAAATAAGCGGCACACACTTTCCAAAATGGTTTCTTCAAGATCACCGGTTCGTGTTCGGAAAATTCGTCGGAGTCGGCGCCAGGGGCGGTCACGCTCCGCGGCCGCGGTGGTGCGCCGACGGAGGAGCCCTCTGAATTTGCGCGGCGGCGCCGCGTCCAGGTCCAGGTCCAGGTCCAGGTCCAGGTCGGGATCTAGGAAAAAGTCGGGGTCCCGGTCAGGATCACGCGTGAAGTCGGGGTCACACTCTCCGAACTACAAGCGGATGGCGATGTACGGCGCGGCGGGTGTCGCGGGGCTCGGCGCGGCGGCGTACGGTGCAAAGCGTTTGCTAGGGAGCAATGCCGTGGCCACGGAGCCGGTGGAACAACGTGTTTCGGAATTGACGGCGGAGCAAAACGCCGAATTGGCGAAAGCGCAACAGTATCTCAAACAAATTGGAGAAATTGTGGCACAAAATCCAACCGATGACAAGTTAAAATCGTTTCACGAACAAATGACCAAAGCTATTCTAATGGTCGCCGCTCAAGATCAAACTCCTCAAGACCGACTAGTACATCAAAACGAACTCGAAAATCTAATGGAGGAAGGTAAAATTGAGTTTTCAAAGACCGGTACAGGTATTCCGGACTATTATAAAATTATTGGCGCGGGTATCGGCGCTTTGGTACTAATAGGTATCGGATCATGGACGGGTTTAGTCAGTGTAGGGCCCACGTTGGCTACAATCGGAAATTATCTTGGAAGTGCAACTGCAGGAATTTCAGGATTACTCAATTCAGGTGCAGGTTTAACACTGTCAGGCATCAAGTCTGTTTATGCGTACTTGCCGGCTCGGCCGTCTTGGTTGGGGGGAGGAGAAACTGCTCGTCGTCGACGAGTTAAAAATCGTTCGAACAAGCGTATCGCCACCCCGTCCCTCCGCAGGCGTCGCAGCGCGGCGCGCCGAGGTTGATCAAACCTAACTCCGGCGGTATGCCCGTCGGTGCACACGCCTTCGAACCCGAGGACGTCGTCGGTGGCGCGGTGCCCTCGCCGTGTCGACGTTCAAAAATAAAATAGTTGACGTAATAAGTAAAATAAGCGGCACACACTTTCCAAAATGGTTTCTTCAAGATCACCGGTTCGTGTTCGGAAAATTCGTCGGAGTCGGCGCCAGGGGCGGTCACGCTCCGCGGCCGCGGTGGTGCGCCGCCGGAGGACCCCTCTGAAGTTGCGCGGCGGCGCCGCGTCCAGGTCTAGGTCCCGGTTGTCATCTAAGAAAAAGTCGGGGTCACACTCTCCGAACTACAAGCGGATGGCGATGTACGGCGCGGCGGGAGTCGCGGGGCTGGGTGCGGCGGCGTACGGTGCAAAGCGTCTGCTAGGGAGCAATGCCGTGGCCACGGAGCCGGAGGTGGAACGTGTATCGGATTTAAATGCGGAGGAAAACGCCAAGTTGGCGGAAGCGCAAGAGTATCTCACAAAAATTGGAGACATTGCGAAACAACATCCAGCCGATAAAAACTTAAAAACGTTTCACGGACAAATGACCAAAGCTATTCTAATGGTCGCCGCTACAGATCAAACTCCTAAATCACGACGAGAACGTCAAATTGAACTCAAAAATCTAATGGATAAAGGTAAAATTGAGTTTTCAAGGACCGGTGAAAGGTATCCTGTCTATTATGCAGCGATTGCAGCTAGTTTAGGTGCTTTGGTACTGATAGGTATCGGATCATGGACGGGTTATTACAGTGTAGCGCCCACGGTGAAAACAGTTGGGACTAGTTATTTTGAATCTTTTCCCGGTATAGCAAGTTTAACAACGGAAGCCGTCAAAAACGCTTTTAAATTTTTGCCGTCTTGGAATTCTTGGGGATTAGGGTCATATATCTCCGATTCTGAGTATGAGCGAACAGCCAATTAGGGGTAACGAGTGATGGGGCGGGCGCGACCGACATTGACGTCGCGCCGCGGCCCAAAGCCGATGAGTAACGCGATGAAGGCGAGCCTGGCCCTGGGAGCGACGGCCGCGGCCGTTGGCGGCGTGGCCTACGTCTCAGGACAACGAAAGAAATCAAAAGAGGCCGCGGCCGCCGCCTCCAAGGAACATGCACGACAACAACAGGTGGTTGAAGCGATGATCTTAGAATTTGAGAACTTCGGGTAAGGTCTTTCGGAGAACTCAAAAAGAAAACGTTCTGGTGTTACGAGAAATGGAAAGTTTTAAAACCGCTTTTAACAGGACACTTCTTCAAATTGCGACCGCGATTAACGAGGATCCCCCAAACTACCCCGCCGTGACTCGACTTCAAACAGAACTACAGGGCACGATAAATGCGGCAGACACGTTTAAAAAAAAAACTCTAACAAGTGTGCCACCGAGTTCCCCGCTTTACGCACAAATCAGATCGATCGCGCAAAAAGTTGCTAACGTGGCGGGTACCGACTTTAATTTTGTACCCGGTTTGATTTTTACTCTTGCTTTCTTTAAAACCCTTAACATCTATAGAAACGGCGTGTTATTAAACTCACAACAGTCTGAAGTGCAAAGAAGGCGCTCAAACATACAAGAAATAAAGTCCCAAAATAGACTCACGCGCTAATTAGGCTTGGACACCCGTGCAACCGCGAACGCAAGAAAATGATAAAAATATGCAAAATAAATCGGGCTAGAATGGAAGCAGCCGTTTAAACGCGCACCTAACAATAATCCGCGTTTACAGTTGTTGGCAGTATCCCCGTCCGACCTGGGGAGCCGCGTAGCTCGGCGCCGAGTTCGGGCGCGCGTCGACGGCAAGCGTCGGTTGGCAAAACAGGCGCGGGACGTCTCGCGGCACGGCCGCCGGCCTCACGCCCGGTGCGTTGTTGCAGTCGGGGTACTCGCCCACGGTGCACGCGTCGCCGACGCGCGCGAACGCGGGGTAGCACACGCCGAGGTGTCGCCGCTTCAGGTACGCGGGACCCGTGCACGTGGTGCGCACGTTCATCCCGGGGTGGTCGCAGCTCGGGCCGCACTCGGCGTCGGTGCCGCACGGATCGCCCGGCACGGAGCACGCGGGTCGCGCGACAAACGTGTTTTTGTAAGGTGCGTACATCTAATCTCTGGACAGGCGCGTGCGTTATTCTTTGTGTTGATCCGAAGATTTTTACAACCAGACCGCGCCCGACACGCGCCCCCCCGACACGCGGCACACACTACGTGTCTGGACGCGCTTCGGTCAGAGCGGGGCGTGACGGAGCGGTGTGGCCGCGGGCGCGGGGCGCGGGGCGCGGGGCGCGGGGCGCGGGGCGCGGGGCGTGACGGAGCGGGGCGTGACGGAGCGGTGTGGCCGCGGGATCGGAGGGCGGCCGGCGTGGCGGGGCGCGGGCAGGATCGGAGGGGCGCGGGGTGGTGTGTCCACACCACGATCAAATAAAATAAAAACCAAACGCAACAAGTCGCCGCGCGCTATTTATAAAAAAAAAACAGTGTTGTCGCGGTTTCAAAGTCGAAAAAAACGAAAAAAAATGAGTTTAGCCGTTACCGGTCTCGTTTCTAAAAAAAACCGTGAGGTAAAGTTTTGTCATTAATTTTCCGTTGCCAATCTTACCGATAATGCCTTTTATCATCTCAACCCGACCGTTTGCGAGAGACCTGTGTGCCGCGCCGCCCCGGGTGCCGGTTCCTTCTAACGGGCCGAGTCTTTGGAGCACGTCGGATCTGTCGAGTCTCCCGTGTCTTTCACGCCCGCCGCAACATTGGAGTGCGCCACGTCCGCCCCGTTCTACCGCCCGGTCCACCGCGCCGCCCCGACCGTGGTCCCGGTGTCGCTCTCGTTCCGACGTTCACCCGTACGCGTCGGTCCGACCCGGTTCGGGGACGACGTCGGTGCAGGTGCCTTCGCCCACGACGTTTCGAACGGCGGCGTCTAAAAAAGAGTGTTCGTTTTGTGTGGCGACCCCGTCGTGCGTGCCGGTGCCGCCGTGTCCCGGTTTCGAGGGCGGGGCCGGGGCCGGGGCCGGGGCCGGAGGCCAGACCGCGGCACTTGACCTGAGTGTGTTCGGGTCGTTGCCGTACCTGCACGACCCGTTTCTGTGCGGTGTGCTCCCGCTCGTCCTAAAGTGGCACACGGAGACGGCCGAGGCGTCGTTACGGGCGAGCGTTTTCGGTCCAGGGTCCGTCGCGTACGACGCGTCCTCCCCGCCGTCACCGCCGTGTTTCCCGAGAGACGTGCACGACTTGTTGGAGTATCTCGAAAAAGACTGCTCGCGGTTCAACGGGGAGTTGTACGAGGATTACTGCTACTTCTGGACGCTCGAGTACGCGGTGAACATCCGCGCCGTGCTGAACCACGAGACGCCGCCGTTCGTGCACGTGTTCGAAACGTATCGGCGGTTCTACGAGTGCACGCCCCCGCGCGCGGCGCCCCCCGCGTGACGCACGGACCTCGGGCTGAACGTGACGTCACGCGCGCGCTACACGTTGTCGTTACACCCGCCGCTCAAAGTTTACCATTTTAGGCGGGCCGCGCGTGTCTCCCCGTGCCTCTTCGACACGTGTTGCTGTTAGAGCCGTCGTTTGTACCCGGTTAAAAAAATTGAATCGTACAAACGTTATAAACAATACCAAACAGTTTTACAGCGTTTTAAAATCGGGTAAAAAAAAAGTACCTCGCGTTTTATTAAGTGTGTGGAACGAGGGAGACAAGGGGTCGAGCGGCTTCTAGCAGGCAAAAACAAGTAAGGTATCGTGGGTGCAGACCATCCAATTAAAGCTCCGCCATCAGCTCGTCGTCGTCGTCGAACGTGTGGTGTGAGGTCCGCGGGCGCTTCGCGCCGTCGTCGTTTTCCCCGCCGTCATTGTCCCGGGCTCGGGTCGAGCTGCAGTGGTCCGTGAGCTCCGCCAACACGTCCGCGTGTGTGGTCTCGAAGGCCGTGATCTCCGAAAGCAGCAGTTGGATCGGCGGCGCACCGCGGTTCTCGGACGCGCTGACGAGTCGTGCGATGTAGTTACGAATTCGCATCAACTCTTTGAACGGGACACAGAAGTCACGGTCCCCGACAAAGATGTTTTTGTTGGGTTGGCGTGTAAAACGTGAAAAATCGTTGTGCCTGGTGTCCCGGAGGGCCGCCAGGAGTCGCAGCCCGGCCGCGCGATACATCGCGACCAACGGCCGAAGGATAGTTTGCAGCTGGGGCACGCCGACGACGCCTCCCTTCAGAGCTCGCCGCGCGTGGGGGGTGCGTCGTGACGCGCGACGCCGAGTCCGCGCCGACCTGGCGGACCCAGGGCGCGAGCCCGGGGCGCGCCCCCGAGACGCGCGCGACGGCGACGACGTTTTACGTGCGCTCTTACGTTTGACCATGTGTGATCGATCGTTGGTGCGTGGTGCTTTGTTTACGCTTGACCAAGAAATTAAAAAGAGAGAGAGAGAGAGAGGAAAACGTTTAGAAGCACGTCGTCTCCGACGTGTTCTCGTACAGCGTGAAGAGCAGCGAGAACGAGTGCGGCCGGCCGTTGAACTCGACGAGCGTGCCGTCGGGGTTCTGAAACTCGACGGACACGCTGTTGACGCGCTGGAAGCCGGCGAACGTCGAGTGCAACATCTGCTCGCTGATCTGCAGGTACGGCGCGGTGAGGTACAGCTTGGCGAAGAACGGGCGGGTGGTGGTGCCGAACTTGTGCGTCTGCGCGTCCTTGGAGCCCGTGGGGTTGCACAGCAGCATGATGATATAGTCGGGCGCCAGCAGGTTGTAACAGTACGGCGACGTGTACGACGACGCCACCGGCACCGACCCCGTGGCCGGGCTGTACGTGGGGAACGCGCGCGTGTCGAACAGCTGTCCCGCGAACGACGACGGCGGCCACGCGATCGGCGGGAACCCGAAGTTGCACGCGCGCGAGTCGGGGTGGCCGAGCATCAACTGGAACACGCTGCGCGCCGCGTCCTGCAGGTACACCGGCGTCGTGCCCGTCGGCACGCCCAGCGCCGCGTCCACCGTACCGGCGCCCAGCGCGCTGAAGATCGACACGGTCGGCGCAAGCGTCAACTGCGCGGGTGCCGACCCCTGCGGCAGCCCGAGCCCGCCCGAGGCGTCCCACGCCTGCGACACCACCACGCCGTACGTGTTGGTCGCCACGCCGCCAAAACTGTTCGTGTAGTACGTGCCCGTGCCCGCGACGTACGTCCCCGTGCCCGCGCTCGTGTCCAGCGCGAACGTCGTCGGCGTCAGCACGAGCACGAGCCACGTGCCGTTGGCGCCCGTCACGCCCCCGACGCACGTCACCGTTACGTTGTCGCCCGACGCCAGGCCGTGCGCCGCCGCGGTCGTGATCACCACCGGGCTCGTCGGCGACGCCGCGGCGACCGGACCCGTGGCGAACGGCGCCTGCGCGAACAGCAGGTCGTCGGCCACGAACGTGAGCGCCAGACCCGCGGCTTCGTCGGAGCACTCCGCCACGGGCGCCCACGTCGCGGCGACGTCGGGCGTGTTCGTGCCCGCCGTGCTCTTGAAGCGCAGCGCGTCGCCCGTGTCGAACGTGAAGTGGTGCTGCGTCGGGTCGCCGCTGAGCACGTACGTGTTGGACGGGTACGCGTTGGAGCTGGTGACGCCGTACACGGCGCGGCGCACCGACGTGTAGCGCGACGCGCCGCTGTAGTTGACGGGCTCGAAGCCGAGGCGCAGCGCGGTTTGCGCGGCCGCGGCGGCTCCGAACACGAGCGTGAACGCGAGGCCGCGCACCTGTGCGAACGTGAACCGACCGGACGCGTCGTCGAACGTGACGTCGATCTGTGCGAACGGCTGCGACAGGTAGAAGTTGAGGTACGCGGCGAGCTGCACGCCGGTGTAGCGGCCGAAGGGGAGCACGAGGCTGGACGGCGCGCCGCCGCCGGGGAGAAGCACCGACACCGTGCGCGTCGCGGGGTCGGCGTCGGTAAACAGCAGCGGGTTCATGCGCGTGTTCATCATCGCGACGAGCTCGGCCGCGGTGTAGTTGCCGCGCCGGATCTCGACGGTGCGGATGATGAAGCTGGGCACCGTGGCGCGCGCGGGCGGGTCGAGGCGCGACACGCCGAAGCCGAGGTACGACGACAGGCTGCGCGCGCCCGGCGGCGGGTTGACGAAGCGGAGCGACACGACGCGCGTCTCGGTGCGCGTCTCGGTGGTCACGCGCGTCGGCCCCGCGGCGACGATCGTGTTGTTGGCGTCGTCGAAGCCGAACTGGACGCGCGTCTCGAGCGCGCGCACGCACGTGAACGCGCCGCCGCCGACGTACGGGCCGCCGGTGCCGACGCTGAGGTTGAGCGAGAACGTGAGCGCGTCGAGCACGGTGACGAAGAAGGTGCCGTTGGCGCCGCCGACGCCCACCACGCCCGCGACCGTCACCTGGTCGTAGTTGTGCAGGTCGTGCGCGGCGGCGGTGGTGACGACGACGGGCGTGGTGGCCGTGGCGTTGAGCACCACGCCGGCGGCGTTGGGCGCGGTGAGCGCGTCGTTGAGCGCGGCGTTGAGCATCACGAACAGCTCGACGAGCGTGGGGCGCGGCGCGGACACGTACGAGGTGGCGACGTTGGGCAGCAGGTGGCGCGCGTCGTAGTTGCCGGCGGACGTGGTGAGGCGGTTGAGGTAGCCGAGCGCGTAGACGTACGCGGAGTCGGGTGGTCCGGACGGCGGGCCGTAGTACGTGGTTCCGCCGGGCGACGTGGGCGTGAGCGTGGAGGGGACGAGGACGGGGCCGGAGCCGGCGGGAAACGGGGCCATGGCGGGCGCACCACCGGCGGGCATGAGGCTCTGGGGGAAGTGCGCGCCCACGACGGAGAGCGCGAGGCCTACGAGCGGGTAGTAGCGCGCGCCGAACGTGAGGCCGGTGTCGTGCTCGGTGGTGACGACGTCCGCGTCGTTGGGCGCGAGCGCGGGCACGTAGCCGACGATCTTGTTGAGCGTGGGCGGCACCAAGATCTGCACGGTGGAGGCGCGCGTGGTGGTGACGCATGTGGCGCGGTTGGTGGACACGACGGTCTGCTCGATGAAGACGTGGCTGTCGGGCGGGATCGTGATCGGCTCGGAGTACTCGAGCTGCGAGCGCGAGTCGAAGGCGTAGCGACAGTCCGGGATCTGGATCGACCCGAGCTGGATACTCTTGACGCGGTCCAGGGTGCGGCCGAGGTCGACGTCGTACTTGTTGTCGGGCTGGTTCGACGGGCGCGAGCGCGAGTCGACGCTCACGCCGTACACCGACGTGGCTTGTGCGTTGTCCAGCAGTGACATCTCGGGCGCGGCGACTCTTTACCTTACGCGTACCGTTTTTTTTTGGTACGACACGCGCCGCCTGGTAACGCTCCACCGCGCGCGCGCCAAACCAGACAGATCTGGTTTACTCGTGGTCGGACACACCGACTTAGTCGAGCGGTGTCAATACTTTAAACGTAGGGTTTTCAGTAGTTACGTTTGTAATCTCTAGTGACGCGGCCTTGCTGTAGCGTAACGTGGTATCGTTGGCGTCGTTAAAAGCGCGTGACATTCCCGTGGTGATACACCAGAAACGCCCCTCTGCTGTCGTGTTGTCCCCTGGGTTTTTGCGTCCACGGATCCGGTCATTAATAGAGTTGCCCGAAATAAAGTACTTGGATAAGTTGTCGTACGGGAGCTCTCTGTCTGCTTTCTCAGATCCTGAACAAATCGCGGGCCGCGGGTTTAAAACATCCAAAAAGTGAAGGGTAAAAAAATTGGTGGTTTCTACGGGTAAATCATCTTGGTGGATCGTCAGAATAGAAAAGACGGTATTGTTAAATAACGTCAACTGTGTATCCAAGTCCTTTCTAAAACCAACATGAGAACCTAAATCCATATTTGAAAAAATGCAGTTACCGATTTGTACTACGAAACGACGCTTACATAAAAATTTCTGAAGGTGGTTCTGGAAAAAAGTTGTACGTGTTAAAGGGGTGGTGTACGCGCGTTGATCGCTTGTGCTTACGTTTTCTTGGCGGTCGGCCTGGTCATCGATACACGCAAAAATCTCATCGATTCCTAAAAGCGAGATGAACTTACTGCCGTTATGTTTGTCTCGTGCCTCCTGTGTTAAAAACTCCGTGTACTGTAACACCTCAAACTCAGGGAACCGATTTGATTCATTAACGTCGTTAAACGGTCCCTTTCGGTAGATCTGATTTCCGGTTTGGATCACTATCGTGTTTACAGCTATCCACGCACCGGTATAATCGATGACGTTGGCGTACCATAGCGTAAAAAGAAGTGCTTCGATATCGCCGTTGACGTCACCGATCGCTATGACTATTGGATTTGGATAATTCTGGGACAGCGGAAGAACCGGCGGAAGTGCGCGCCCAGGCGTATCGAGGTCTCGCACGTACGTAATAAAACTCGTCGGATCTTTATAATATTGTGTCCACCGTGTGTTAGTCTGTAACGTTTCCCATGACGGTAGGTAAGAAGAAGGGTCCGGTGAGCGTAAGCTATACCAAGGCGAGGCAATGGGTGCAGCGATCCCTTTGTTTTTCATAATGCGTATAGCTGCATCACGCGAAGCCTTTTTAAACGTTTCCGACTCTCGTTTTCTGGCGGCTGTTGCCTCTTCTTTTGCGAGTTGTGCATGCTGTTGTGCATTGGTGGCACTTTTTGTCATTTCTTGTAACAGTGCCAAAGTTGATTCTTTTTCATCGGTTAAAGCCTGGATCCTACCCAAATCCGTGGCGGTGTTTAAAGTAGCTTGTTGTTGTGCCGCCTCTGTTTTTCTTTGAGCTGATTCAGTTTCCTGATTTGCGATTTGTATAATCTTCATCGTTCCAGCTTGCACATCTGCTAAGTCTTTACAGTGTTTTGTTTGTGCACGTTCTAAGTCCGCCGCTGCTTGCGCTGCCGTGCGACGTTCATCCCTCAACAACTTTTGGATCCTTTGGTTTTCAAGGTTTAGCGCGGCGCTTTCCGCCTGTGCCCTCTCCGTTTCGTGTCGTGAGGCGTTCGCATCTGGCTGCGGTGTCGGGACTGTCGGCGTCGTGGTCTGCGTCGGCGTCGTGGTCTGCGTCGGCGTCGGCGTCGGCGTGTCCGGCTCACCGGACGCCCGGTTGATCATGTACGCGGCCGCGAGCCCCGTGAGACCGATCCCCGCTCCGATTTTTAACGCGTGCGACACGGAGGACGACGACGACGACGAGCCCGCACCGTTCGGGCGTGTTACGCGCGCCGGAGACGCGGGGTGACGACGTCGGGTGACGGCGCGGCTCCGGCTCTGGTTCCGGCTCCGGCTTTGGCTACGGGTACGACCGCCGCCGCCGCCGCGGAGCCCGGGGGTGCGGGAGTACGGACCGCGTACCCGGCGGCTCCGACGCGGGGACCCCCGGGGTGGGTCGCGGTCCGGGGGTCGGGGCTGAACGACGCGCGCGGCACCGGCGGGTCGAGGCGTACGTGTGCGTCGCCGGGTGGACGTGCGACGGCGGCTCGTGTTTTTGGACGTGGGTTTAGGTCTGGTCATAAGTTTGACGTCGGGTCGATCCGTGTGCTCTTTTCTACTCTGGTTTTATTTTAAGTGGATCGACGCAATGGACCTACAATTTCAAACGTCGGCGGTGAAGCGTCCAGCTTTGTGATCTTTAGTGCCGTTGCTCTGTCCACCTGTAACACCGTGTCTCCCGCATTGTTGAACGCACGGGACCTACCCGTGTCGATACACCAAAAGTGTTTAGGATCCAGGCTTAAAATTTGATTGTCAATAAACCCGCGTCCACGTATCTTCCCATCAATTTGAATCGTGTGGGCCGAGATAAAGAACTTGTCTGTGGCCGGTAATTTGGAATCGTCTGCTATGTACTCCCCGTCAGGAAATTTCCATACTGCGGAATTGCCACAGATCGACCGTTGCGTCATCGCAGTTTGACTGAAAGCGTTATATTGGTTTTCGCCGTGATCTTTTAACGTAACTGTACCATCCGCAAAACCGAGAAACCACTTTTGTTTAACAGTAACATTTTCCATTCCTTTTGTTAAAAAATCAAACGCCGCCGTGTTAAACTCGTTCAACGTGTCATCCGTCGGGTTTGCACCGATCAGCGTCGTGTCTGCGATATCTGCATGCGAAAAGATACAGTTTCCGATACGGACCACAACGGGACGTTGGGCTAAAAATTTTACGGCCATTGGTCCTGACCCTGCCAAGAAATCTGTTTTCCGATTTTCAATTGTATTTTGGTGCACGCGCAAGTCGCTGGTGCTTACATACTCCTCAAAATGACCGCCACACGTCAAGATCTCGTGATTTCCTAGAAGCGAGATGAAGTCGCTCCCGTTATTTTTGGATTTGGCCTGCGACTGAAGCCACTCCGTGTACTGTAATACCTCTAACTCGGGGTAACGATTTTGTTCACTGTAGTCGTTTTGCCCTCTTTTTCGGTCGATCTGATCGCCGGTCTGAACAACAATCGTGGGGGTTTGTACATTCCACATTCCTTTATCATCGATTACATTGGCGTTCCATAACGTGAGAAGAAGCGCATCGATATCGCCGTGAACGTCACCGATAGCAATTATAGTTTGATCTGTAAAATGAACAATTGCATTGTACGCGTCTGTAGGCGCGTCCTTAGATTTCAATTTGTTTTGAAAATCTAATGGATATTCGTAGTACGTACTAAAGGAATTTACAGCTATTAAGGTCTCCCACGTTGGTGCTTTTTCAGCTGTAACCCCACCCCCGTTTCCATTCCCGCCTTCATTTTTGCCTCCATTCCCGCTTCTACTCCCGCCTCCACCTCTACCCCCGTTTCCACCTCCACTTCCACCTCCACTTCCACCTCCACTTCCACCTCCACTTCCACCTCCACTTCCACCTCCACTTCCACCTCCACTTCCACCTCCACTTCCACCTCCACTTCCACCTCCACTTCCACCTCCACCTCCACTTCCACCTCCACTTCCACCTCCACCTCCACTTCCACCCCCACTCCCACTTCTACCCCCGCCTCCACCTCTACCCCCGCCTCCACCTCTACCCCCGCCTCCACCTCTACCCCCGCCTCCACCCCCGCCCCCACTCCCGCCCCCACTCCCACCTCTACCCCCGGTTTTAAAAAGTGACGCTGATAGGGGTGGGAGTGACGGTGGTGCGGGTGGTAGTGGAGGGACGGGGGGCGAGGGCAGAAACACGGGTGTGGGTTGACTTGGCTGAAGTGGCGGATCCGGCGAGCGTAACCCGGTTTGCGCGGGCCCGGGTTCAGGTGCCGGAGGCGGCGCAGGAAGTGCGGAGCGTGGTGCTTCAGGAGGTACGACCACGGGTGGTGATGGTTTGTCCCGGTACGTTCGTTTGAGCAAGTACGTGGCGGCGAGCCCGGTGAGGCCGATCCCGGCGCCGATCGCGACACCGTCAACCAGCGACGACGACGACGCCGTCGACCCACGGTCGTGCGCGTGTTTGTGGGACGCCGGCGACGCGTGCGTGCGACGGTTCGCGCCGCCGTGCACCTCCGCCCCCGCGGTTCCCGGGGGCCGCACCGCCGACGCTTGTCGTCTGCTTCGTTGACGCCCCCGGTACCCACCCGCGAGTCCTCCGGTCGCGCCGCGGTGACCCCGGTCGCGTGAGGTGACGCGTTTAGCGTGGGTCCCGCGTGACCTTTTGCTTTTCCGTGTTTTGGTTTTGGAGCGGGTTTTTGACCGTGACGCTCCCACGCGCGAGTGAGACGGGCGTGAGACCCGGTGGCGGCGGCGGTGGTGCGCTCGTCGCGACACGCGTGTGCCGGACCGTTTTTCCGAACTACGATTTCGTGTGCGTGGTGACGTGATCATCGATTTAACAAAGTGGTAGTTTTTATTTGTTTTTAAAAAAAAGGTGCGCTACCACAATCACAGGTAAAAAAAGTGTGACCTTTTGCTTTTCCGTGTTGTGGTCGTAAAGAGAAAACAAGGTAACAGCTAAAAGCCCCCCTTCCCGTTACCCGCGGAACGTGCCGTAGAGTTTTAGCTGGTACTTGTGGGGATAGCCGGGAACGTGCAGCGGTGCGTGATCGTCTTTCCAGTGAACTTTTTCGGCGATGTCGAGCGGCACGTTGTTGTTGTCCACGATGCGATAGTTGTACCGGTTCCGCGCGGAGTCGACGCTCTGCGCGTACACGAGCATGGTGCGGTCTTTGCTGGCGGTGTGGTTTGGCAGGTCCGTGATCGCCGCGCCGACGAGCTGCCACGGGCCCAGTGCTTGGCGTGTCAGGATCCGGTTGAGCGGGGAGTCCGCGCGTTCGGGGGTCACCACGTTGCGTCCGACCACGTAATTGAAGTTATCACGCGGGACGGGGCTCGTCACGTACGATTGTAAAACCACGGGCCCCGTCGGATCTCCGGCCCAGGTCGGCGGAGCTTGAAAGGGCAACGCGCCGTCGTCGTCGGCACGACGGGAAACGCCGAGCGCGTACACCACGGGTTGAGCGTCACCGAAGCTCCCCGTCTCGCCGTAGAGTCCGCCGCGGCTTTCGTTGTTGATACACCGGATCGTACCCGTGGAGTTGTTGATACTGCACCGTAACGGATACTCGGTGTACGGTGTGGCGCGTGGCTTCACCGGCGCCATTCCGTCGAACGGTGACGGTGCGTTCGGGTAAAATGATTCGGTGTACGGGGTCGACGACGGGTAGCCACCAGATATACCGTACGTCTCCCCATCCGCGTACGCGCTCCGGGAGTTGCCGTGGTACATTCGTTTACGCGCCACTCGAGTTGCCGGAGTTGTGTTACGGTGTGTCATACTGCAAATTCTTTTATTTTCTTACACTGTAATTTAAAAAACTACGTTGAAGATATGGATCCACGCTTGCAACACCGAGAACACCATTTTTGCCGCGCCGGCCACGGTGGTGGGGGCGGAGGCCACGGCGGCGGGGGCGGAGGCGGAGGCGGAGGCTTTGGAGGTCACCTCGGCGGGGGCGGCGGGGGCGGCGGCTTTGGAGGTCACCGCGGCGGGGGCGGCGGGGGCGGCGGCTTTGGAGGTCACCGCGGCGGAGGCGGCGGGGGCGGCGGCTTTGGAGGTCACCGCGGCGGAGGCGCCGGCTTTGGACGTGGAGCGGGTCGTGGCGGTGGGGCAGGCGCAAGCCCTAGTGGTGGGGGACCTGGACGCGGCGGAGGAGGAGCGGGTCGTGGTGGAGGGGCAGTAGGTGGGGGACCTGG